AGTATATCCAGAACACTTAGTGTATTTAAAATCATTAGGTATATGTGGCCAAGCAGATGTTGTAGAAGTAGTAAATGGTTATATAAATATTAATGATTATAAGACAAATAAAGAAATTAAGAGTAAGGGTTTTACTAATTGGGAGGGTATAACAAATAAAATGTTTAGACCTGTTAATCATTTAGATGACTGTAATTTGAATCATTATAACCTACAGCTCAGTATTTATGCGTATATTATTAAAAAGCACAATCCTAAATTAAAGATAGGAAAACTTACTATTCAACATGTTAAATTTAAACAAGTTGGAGAAGATAAAAATGGTTATCCAATTAATGAACATATTAATGGAGAACCAGTATTAGAAGATATAAAAATATATGAATTACCATATTTAAAAGATGAAGTGAACTCATTAGTGATGTGGTTAAAAGATAACTTAAAACAATAAACTATGGCAAAAATACCTTTTTTAATACCCAGATATGTTGAGGTTACACAAGTAATACCCAAACAAGTTACAAATCCAGTTACTTTGGTACCTGAAATATCCTATAGGGATACAGAACCTTTATACATAGATAAAGCAAAAATTTTAGCTGTAGGTAAAGTTCCAAATCAAAATTTAACACAAGTATCTTATGTTGGTCCTAATGTTTTTTTACTTAAAGAAAGCTATCAAGAGATCAAAGGTTTCATGACTGCAATTGATTGTGGTGACTTATGTAATGAATGATGTTAGTAAAATTATTTGATATACAAAACAGCAAACTAGTGGTAACAGAGCATTGTTATGCATTACCATTTTTGAAAAGCATTATGGATGAATATCCTGATACACACATGCAAGTGTATCAATATTTGTTTTATATGACTTGCCCTAATCCTGATATGAATCCTTTTTTTAATTTGCCTGAGCATGAAAAAGAAGATATTATTATAGAAGAAATAGGACTTGAAGAATCACCAGAAGATTCAAAAATTAGATATGGTATGGATATGTGTAAGAAGTTATATGAAACTCCCACATATAGAGCATATGTAGGTATTAAATCTATGTTAGATAGATTAGCTAAGTATATGGAAGTTACAGCTATAGAGCATGGAAGAGATGGTAATATGAACTCAATGATTAATGCAGCTGCTAAATTTGAGCAGATAAGACAATCATATAAGGGTGCTTTTACTGATATGAGGAATGAACAAGAAAGTTCTGTACGTGGAGGAGCAGGGCTTGCATATGATCAAATGTAAATAATTAAAACCAAATAAAATGAAGAAAAAAGTAGTAGTGCCAGTAGGAATGAAGTTATTAATAAAGGAAATTAAGCCTGAAACTAAAACTGCATCAGGATTATATTTACCAGAAATGGCACAGAAAAAAACCTTTCAAGGTGAAGTAGTTGGTAAAGGAGATGAAGTTAAAGAAATACAAATAGGAGATGTGGTACATTATGCAGATCATGCAATGCCTACACCAATGACACACAATGGTGAGCAGCATTTATTATTACAGTTTGGAGATGTATATGCTATCATAAGAGATGAGTAGAATCATTCCTATATATGATGGAGAATGGGGTACTAGAGAGTTTAAAACAGACTTAGAATTTAGAGAGTATCTAGAGCTTATTTTTAAAGAGCCAGGAGAGTATGAATTTACTGAAATGTCTTTTAAATTTAATGAGCAAGCACGCATATTCAATAAAGAAGGTGTGTATTGTAGTGCTCCCTTTAGATCAAAAGACTTTACAGCATATTGGGAAGATCAAAAGAATAAGTGTAGGAGTGGTGTAATATTTAAAGATGGAGACGCTGAATGGTATTTAACCAGAGATTACTACATGTGGCTCAACTTCTTACCTATATTTGATAAAGAAGAAAAGCACTACGGATTTGCTAAAGTAAGAGATGCACAATATCATATGGCACTCTATGAGATTATTGCTGAATTAAATAATCAACACGTAGCTATTTTAAAGAAAAGACAGATTGCTTCTTCATATTTTCATATGGGTAAGATTATCAATCAGTATTGGTTTGAAGAAGGATCAATATGTAAAGTAGGTGCTTCACTTAAAGATTACATTAATGATAAAGGTTCATGGAAGTTTTTAGAAGAGTATAAGACATTTTTAAATGAACATACTGCATGGTATAGACCTAGTAATCCAGAGAAAGTTCTTTTATGGCAACAACAGATTGAAGTTAAAGTAAATAACAGAAAAACTTCAAGAGGTTTAAAATCTAAAATTCAAGGTGCATCTTTTGAGAAGAATGCAACAACTGGAGTTGGTGGACCATGTACTTACTTTTTTCATGAGGAAGCAGGTATTGCTAAAAACATGATGCAGACTTATGAGTACTTACGTCCAGCAATGTCTTCCGGTATGATGACAACTGGGCAATTTATTGCTGCAGGATCTGTGGGTGATTTAGAACAATGTGGACCATTAAAGGATATGATTCTCAATCCTGGTGCAAATGATATATATGCTGTAGAAACTAATTTAATGGACGCTGATGGCACTATAGCAATGGCAGGTCTATTCATACCAGAGCAATGGTCAATGCCACCATACATTGATGATTATGGTAATTCTCAAATAGAAGAAGCTATACAAGCAATTAGAATAGAAAGAGAAAGATGGAAGAATGAATTAAGTGGTGAACAATTTCAATTAAGAATATCTCAGAAACCATTAAACATTGCTGAAGCATTTGCATATAGAAAAGAATCTGTTTTTCCACAAGGTGTAGTTAGTAAGCAATTAAAAAGGATTGAAGAAAAAGAATACTCATATGAGTTAATTAAACTTGATAGAGATGAGACAGGAATTATTGCATCAAGAACAAGTAAGTTACCTATTTCACAATTTCCAGTAAATAAAAAACAAACAGATAAGACGGGATCAATTGTAGTATGGGAAAGACCAGCTAAGAAAAGACCAGACTTTGGTGCTTATTATGCTTCTATTGACCCTGTATCAGAAGGTAAGACAACTACATCAGATTCATTATGTAGTATTTTTATTTATAAGAATGCAATTGAGGTAACTAGACAATTAGCTAGTGGAGATGTAGAACAATTTATAGAAAAGGATAAGATTGTAGCAGCATGGTGTGGTAGGTTTGATGATATAAACAAAACACATGAAAGACTTGAGATGCTTATAGAATGGTATAATGCATGGACTATTGTAGAAAACAATATAAGTTTATTTATCCAACATATGATTGCTAGAAAGAAACAAAGATATTTAGTTCCAAAGCAACAGATATTATTTTTAAAAGATTTAGGATCTAACAAAACAGTATATCAGGAATACGGTTGGAAGAATACAGGGACTTTGTTTAAAAGTCATTTAATATCATATGCTATTGAATTTTTAAGAGAAGTTATTGATGAAGAAACAGATGAAGAAGGTAATGTAATGTCTCAAACTTTTGGTGTAGAAAGAATACCAGATCCTATGCTTTTAAAAGAAATGCAGGCTTATTATCCTGGACTTAACGTGGATAGATTAGTTGCATTTGGTGCATTAATTGCATTTGTCAAAATTCAACAGTCTAACAGAGGATATACTAAAAGACGTGAATCAGAGGATAATTCCTTGGTAAATTCAGAAAAAATAAGTAAATTAAAGTATAGTCCGTTTAAGAATCTTGGACGTAATAGAAGAGATAATAGTACTAGAATTAAAAGATCTGGCTTTAAAAATTATAGATAAATGAGAGTATTAAATGCAATGCAACTTAAGAATGGTGCCAAAGCTGAAAGCGGGCCTACATTTTCTAGTTTAACACAGCCAGTACAATTTTTACCATATAAGAAAAAAGATGATGATTGGGCAGCATGGAATTTAGATTGGCTAGAGCTACAAGGAATAGAATTCTTACGTATCAATTCAAGAAGATTATTAAAGAACTATAAACTTGCAAAAGGTATTATAGATAAATCAGATTACATTGTTGAACCTGACAATGAATATAAAGATTTAATGGATACTTTAACAAGAGAAAATGATTCTGCGTTAGAGTTAAAGTTTTATCCAATAGTTCCAAATGTAATAAATGTACTTACGGGGGAATTTGCTAAAAGATATTCTAAAGTACAATTTAGAGCAGTAGATGATGCGTCTTATAATGAGATGTTAGAGCAGAAAAGAATGCAAATAGAAGAAGCACTGTTATCAGATGCTGAAGCAAACTTAGTACGTAGAATGGTAGAGATGGGTATGGACCCTGCATCTGAAGAAGCTCAACAACAATTATCACCAGAAGCAATAAAATCATTACCAGAAATAGAAGACTTTTTTAGTAAGTCATATAGAAGTATGGTAGAAGAGTGGGCATCTCACCAACTTGCAGTAGATGATGAAAGATTCAAAATGCAAGAACTTGAAGAAAGAGCCTTTAGAGATATGCTTATTGCGGACAGAGAATTCTGGCATTTCCGTATGCTAGAAGATGACTATGATATAGAACTCTGGAATCCTGTACTAACATTTTATCAAAAGTCTCCAGATCAAAGATATATTGCTGATTCTAATTATGCTGGTAAAATAGATTTAATGACTGTATCAGATGCAATAGATAGATATGGTTATTTGATGGATGAAAAACAACTAAAGTCATTACAAAGAATCTATCCTGCTAGATCTGCACAATATCAAGTAAATGGTTATCAAAATGATGGTGCTTATTATGATCCTCAAAGATCACATGAATGGAATACTAATGCACCAGGTTTAGCTTATAGACAATTTACATCTAATTACTGGAATGATCCTGCTAATGGTGGAGATATACTTAGTGAGATACTTGATGAGAATGAAGATGTATCATCATGGGGTGAAGGAAACTTACTTAGAGTTGCTACAATTTATTGGAAGACTCAAAGAAAAGTTGGACACTTAACTAAGATTGAAGATGATGGTGAAGTTACACAAGAAATTATTGATGAAACATTTAAGATAACTAAAAAGGCTATTTATGATACATCAATATTTAAACAAAAAACTAAAGAAAATTTATTAGCAGGAGAACATATTGACTGGATATGGATTAATGAAGTATGGGGTGGTGTTAAGATAGGTCCTAATTTACCTGCTATGTGGAGATCTACTATGGGTGATAATATTAATCCAATTTATATAGGTATTAATAGAACTAAACCTGGTAGATTACCATTTCAATTTAAAGGAAACAATACACTTTATGGATGTAAACTTCCAGTAGAAGGAAGAGTATTTTCAGATAGAAACACTAGATCTACATCATTAGTTGATCTAATGAAAGCATATCAAGTTGGGTACAATATGGTTAATAACCAGATTGCAGACATTCTAATAGATGAATTAGGAACAGTAATCATGTTTGATCAGAATGCTTTACCACGTCACTCAATGGGAGAAGACTGGGGTAAAAATAATTATTCAAAAGCATGGGTAGCAATGAAAGATTTTCAAATGTTACCATTAGATACTTCAATTACTAATACTGAGAATGCCACCAACTTCAATCATTACCAGACTCTAAACATGGAGCAAACAAATAGATTGATGTCTAGAATACAACTAGCAAACTATTTTAAGCAACAATGTTTTGATGCTATAGGTATTAACCCACAGCGTTTAGGTGGTGCTGTATCAGCTCAAACAGCTACAGGTGTAGTTCAAGCTATGCAGCAATCTTATGCACAAACAGAAATGTATTTTGTACAGCATTCAGATCATTTAATGCCAAGAGTGCATCAAATGAGAACTGACTTAGCACAATACTATTACAGTAATAATCCAAGCCTAAGATTGCAATATATCTCTACAGAGGCTGAGAAGGTTAATTTTACTATAAATGGTACTGATCTATTACTTAGAGATTTTAATGTATTTGCAACTACTAAAACTAATCATAGAGCTATATTAGAAAACCTAAAACAAATGGCTCTTACAAATAATACAACAGGAGCAAGTATTTATGAATTAGGTAATATTGTTAAAGCTGACTCAATTGCAGAAGTATCAGACATACTTAAAGACTCTGAAACTAGAATACAGAAGCAAAGAGAACAGGATATGCAGCAGCAACGTCAAATGCAAGAGCAACAATTAAAAGCTAAGCAGCAAGAAGAACAACAAAAACTTCAAGTAGAAATGTCTGAAAATGAAAAAGACAGACAAAATGATATTACATTAGCAGAAATCAGATCAGCAGGGTATGGTTCTATGGTAGATATAAATCAAAATCAAGTATCTGATTATCAGGATGCTATGAAAGAGATTAGAGAGACTACTCAATATAGAGAGCAAATGAATATGAAACGTGAAGAAAACAGTTCTAAACAAGCTATGGAGAATAGCAGATTATCTGTTGAAAGAGAAAAAATTGCTGCTGATAAACAGATTGCTGATACAAAACTACAAATTGCAAGAGAGAATAAAAACAAGTATGATTCACCAAAAAAGGAAGATAAAAAATAAGCGTTAGCTATATACTGCATTTTATTTTCATTTTTAAGAAAATTTTTTAAGTTTAACATAGCAATTTATAATAAAAGAATTCTTATATTATGTATGTAAGAAGTTATTAATATTAAAACCAACAAATATTATGAGTGCAACGCAAACACAAACTGTGAATAGTAAAGTAGAACAAGTAGATATTAACTTAGATGAAATCTTTAATGCAGCTCCAAGTGGTGCTGATATGATTCAAGATACTAAGGCTAAACCAAAAAACATTTTTTCTGGTTTAAATGATAAAGCTGACATGTCTTTTGCTGATCCAGATATTTCTGATGCTGATGACTTAGATGCAAAAGTAGAAGAAAACAAAAAAGAAGAAACTGTTGAAGCAGAAGCTACTGAAGAAGTTAAAGCTGAAACTAAAACAGAAACTAAAGTAGAAGCTGATGTAGAAGATATATTAGATTCTTTAGATGTAGGAGAAGAAGAAGAAGAAAACAAACCAAAAGAAAAAAGAGGTAGAAAATCAATTAGTGGTATCTCAGATGTATTTGGTAAACTTATTAAAGATGATAAGATTGTACCATTTGATGATGATAAATCATTAGAAGAATATACTGCTAAAGACTGGGAAGAGTTAATTGAAGCTAATCTAGAAGAAAAAGCTAGACAAGTAAGAAGTGAAACTCCAAAACAATTTTTCCAGAGCTTACCACAAGAATTACAAATAGCTGCAAAGTATGTAGCTGATGGTGGTAAAGATTTAAAAGGTTTATTTTCTACATTATCTCAAGTAGAGCAACATAAAGAGTTAAACATTAAAAAAGCATCTGATCAAGAAAAGATCATTACTGAATATTTAAGTGCAACTGGTTATGGTACTGCTGAGGATATACAAGAAGAAATTGAAATTTGGAAAGACTTAGGTAAACTTGAAACACAAGCTTCTAAGTTTAAACCAAAATTAGATAAGATGCAAGAAAAAGTTGTTGCACAAAAACTCAAAGAACAAGAGTTGAAGAAAAAACAACAAGAGCATGCATCACAACAATATATGAAAAATGTCTATGAGACATTAAAAGAAGGTAAATTAGGAGATATTAAAGTTGATAGAAAGACTCAAGCTATGTTATATAATGGTTTAGTACAACCTAACTATCCTTCAGTAAGTGGAACTAATACAAATCTATTAGGTCACTTATTAGAAAAGTATCAATTTGTGGAGCCTAATTATGCATTAATCTCTGAAGCACTATGGTTATTACAAGACCCAGTAGCTTACAAAGCAAAGATTATGGATAAGGGTGCACAAAAGAGTGTTGAGAAAACGGTTAGAAAATTGAAGAGTGAGCAAACAAATGCAGGTGGTGCATCATTGGGAGTTCAAGCAAGAGATGAAGAAGTTAAAAGAACTTCTAAAAGAAAGATTCAAAGACCTACCAACATATTTAAAAGAATTTAATTTAACATTAAATATATAAACTGAAATTAATTATTAACTAAAAACAATCAAAATTATGGCAACTCCAGTTTTAAATAATGGGATTTTCCTACGTGATACAAGCTATAAAGCAAGTTCACATGTTGATTCTTATCACCTTACCCAAATGCTTGGTAACCCTGAGCCTATGGATATGGGACCAATTGATTTATGGGCTATGACCCAAAAGGTAGAAATGCCTTTATATCAAATGGCTTCTTTTGGTGGAAAGAATACTATCATGGTGGATAACGCTAGAGGTGAGTACAAGTGGCAAACTCCTATTGCACAGGATCTTCCTTATATTGTAGCAGACATTGAACCAGCTAATGCTAGCAAAGGTGTAGATGGAACTCTATTTAAGATCAAGATCAACAAGAGAACTTTTGGACATGGTGACATTATTACTTATGATAAGTATAATGGATTAGAATTGTACATTACTGCGGATGATATTATCCCAGCTGGTGACGGTTTTGTTTACACTGTTCAATTAGTTAACAACAATAACACAGCTTTCTTGGATAACAAGTATTTAGCTAAAGGTACTAAATTCTTCAGAAAAGGTTCTGCAAGAGGTGAGTACGGAGAAAGATTCTCTGACATTGAAACAGGTTCTGGTTTCCGTGAATTCTACAACTTTGTAGGAGGAGCTGAAGCACACGTACACTATTCAATTTCTTCAAGAGCAGATTTAATGATCAAAGGCGGATTAAACGCTGATGGTACTGTACCTGTTACTGAAATCTGGAGAAACTTTAATACAGATCCAAACAATCCATCAGTACCAAGTATTGAAGGACTAGTAGCAAACATGGGTAAAGCGGGTGCTAGAGAAGCATTTGAGAATGGAACTCTAACAAGAACTTTCATTACAAATATGGAAGCAGCTCACTTATCTAAAATTGCAACGGATATTGAAACTTACCTAATGTGGGGTAAAGGTGGTAGAATTAAGCAAGATGGACCGGATGACATTAGATTATCTGTAGGTTTATGGGCACAGTTAGATAACTCTTTCAAGAGAGTATACAACAAGTCTTCATTTACACTTGACATGTTTAAATCTGAACTTTATAACTTCTATCAAGGTAAAGTTGAGTTCAAAGGACCAGACCCACAAAGATCACTTGTTGTACAAACAGGTATTGGTGGTATGCAATTAATCAACAAAGCAATTGCTGATGAAGTGTATGGTTCAGGATTAGTACAAAACGCTTCTGAGATTGGAGCAGTATCTGGTTCAGGAATGGATCTAGATTATGGTTTTGCTTACACAAGCTTTACTATTCCTTTCTTAGCTAACGTTAAGTTTGTATTGAATCCAGCATTTGATAACTTAAATACTAATGACATTGAGAATCCATTAATTGATGGAAGACCTCTAAGTTCATTTAGCTTTATTATCTTTGATGTAACTGATGAAGGAAATGACAACATTCACTTGTTGAAACTTTCTTGGGATAATCAACTTAAGTGGTTCTACCAAAATGGTACTATGGACTACATGGGAAGAACTCAAGGATTTGCATCTACTGGTCAGTTCAATGGATACAGAGTATATATGACTCAAACCATGCCAGCTATATGGGTTAAGGATCCAACTAAAGTTCTTAAAATTGTAATGAGAAACCCTGTTACAGGAGGATCATTCTAAGAACTATAACATTAAAGGGGAGGTGGTTTATGCCTCCTCCCTTTTTATTTTTAACCTTTAAATATAATAATCATGGGAGCACCAAAACAATTAACTAAGCTGAAGCAACAATTTGAAAGCCCAGCTTATGAAGGTGTATCAAGAGCAGAAACAGGAAATGCTAGATTACTACATGTTAATGAAGTAATTAGTTGGATACGTGATGTAGCCAGTTCTGATTCATATGCAAATGAAGCGGCAGCTATTGCAGCCGGTTTAAAAAAGGGTGATATATATCATACAGCAGGAGCTTTAAAAATTGTTATAGGCTAAAAGTCAAAAACTTTAGCAAGGGTAAAACCTTGCTTTAGAAATATTAGTAATAATAAAATGTGCATTAAGTTGCATTATTTGACGTGAGTAACAATTATTAATTTTTAAAAAAAACCAAAGAATGGAAGATTACACTATTGTTGAAAAGTATCAACACAAAAAGAAGACTAGCACTATTGCTATACGTCCTTATTTTAATCCCTCAAAAGAAAATATGGGGTTAGAACAATATGGTATGGCTATGCATGATGGAGTATATCATGAAGAGTCATTAGCATGTTTAGAAATGAATGGAGTTAAGAGATATGTAACAGGATTAAATGAGTTTGCTCCTGAAGTAAAGATGTTACCTCCTAAAGAAAAGAAGGCAAAGATTGCAGAAATCAGAAAGGTTGTTTCTGAATTAGAAGCTGAATTAGCAGCAAACCAAGTTGATCCAGAAGATAAAGACTTTTGGAACAAACTAACTGTAATGAAGCCTGATAATTCTAAGTTTTGGGATAAGATTTCTTTAAGATGTGGTAATGATCCAGTGTATTTAGATGGTCATTTAGATCCATATGATAGAATTAAATTACATGCAATTAGAGCTGGTGGTTTTTCTATTGTAGCTAAGTCTTTAAAAGAAGCAAAAGCAGGTAATGATAACCATAAGTTTTATTTAGATACAGTTGAAGAAACACTTACAACTAGAACTGAATTAACTAAATTAAAGAATAGAGCATTGACATCTTTACAAAACTTATATGATTCAGATACTACAAAATTAATGTATGTATCTAAAGTATGTGATGCTGACAGTGTTCAATATACTAAATCAACACCTAATGATGTAATGTATGAAAACATGGATGAATACGTTAACGGAAGAGGTGCAGAGAACAATAAGAAAAGAGCTGCTAAACAATTCTTAGATGTATCTAAATTAGATATGGAAGAATTAAAAATTAGAGCACTAATTAAAGATTGTTTATATTATAGATTTTTAACTACAAAAGCAGGTGGGTGGATTGAACCAATTGATAGTGGTATTAGACTAGGTAAAAGACCAGCTGAATGTTTAGAGTTTTTAAAAGATCCAAAGAATGAAGAAACACTATTATCTTTATTAGATAAAGTTGACCCATATTGGAATTCATAAATATTAAAAAATGGAAAATAACACGGCATTCTTAAAACTCAAACAAAGACTAAATAAATTAGATAGTCAAGATTATGATAATATTGAGTGTTGGCAATTTATTGAGGCTTTTAATAAAGCTCAAATAGAATGGTGTAGAAGAAATTTACATGGTGGTAATATGTATAAAGAAGGAGATGAATTATCTAAGAAGAGAATAGATGATTTACAACCTTTGTTAAGAGAGTTATCTTTAGCAGGTACAGTTACACCGGAGTATTTTGAATCTACTAATTTTCCAGTTGATACTTATTTAGAATTTAAAACTGTTACCACTGATGCAAACCAAGAGTGTTGTCCTGAACCAAGATCAATGACTGTATATTTGGCTGAAGAAGCTAATGTACCATTGATCTTAAGGGACCCACTTAAGAACCCTAGTTTTGAATGGGGTGAAACGTTTTGCACAATGTTAAATAATACAATAAGAATATACAGAAATACAGATTTTAATATTGTAAATCCTGTATTAACTTATTATGAGAAGCCTACAAATATACAAATGATTGGATGTGTGGATCCTTATACGGGTTTCCCAAGTGCTATCAATGTAAATTGTGAGTTCAAAGATGACTTAGTTGAGGTTATACTTGATGACACCGCAGCTATTATAGCTGGTGATATTGAGAATTCATATCAACAACAAAGAGGAACTCAGGCTGCTGAAAGAAATAACTAATAAATTGCTTATCTAGTAGAAAAGTAGTATATTATTATAGTAACACTAAAGTTACGAACAGAGTAAACTGGTAAAATCTTTATTTATTAACTAGTGGGGGTAATGGTCCTCACACAAATTTATTTATTATGGCTTATTTTAATAATGCGTTTAACAAGACATTTGTTGTAGATTCTGTGCAATTAGCTGCAGGGACTGCTTCAGGTGCACTTGCCGCAGGACAATTAGGTTTAGTAGATGGAGCTAACTGGGAAACTGTATTAGTTGCTGGTGGTGGAGTTGCGGCTCCAATTACTGCTGGTCAACTTGCTTATGTAGTTGAAGGTTCTTTCTATTCTAAAGACACAATTGGTAACAATCCTGGTCACGGTGGGTACAAAGAGTCTGTAAAATCTAAGGGTATCAACCCAAGATATATTACAAGACTATGGGCTGCAAACTGCTTTGATGCAAGTCAAGCTACTGCTAAATTATGTTTAGCATCAGATTGTGCTCCATGTGGTAAAACACAATTTATGAGAATTGACGTGAAGGGATCTCCTGCACTAAGATTCTTAAATCACAATGCATATGCAATTGCTGACTCAGCAAATGTATGTTGTATTGATGGACAAGAATATATTGACCCTGCTCTTATCTTAGGAGTAATGGCTGACATGGCTCTTTCTGATCCATTAATCAAGCCGTTTGCTGCTGAAGGTGATGTAAATGGTCTTTTAGAAGCTGGATTAACTTTAGGTGCTGGTGCTGGTTACAGCGTTGCTGTACATAGTACTACTGCAGTTGATGGTAATGGTGCTGCTATTACAGCTTCAAGCCGTCCAGGTTATGAACCAGCTAAGATAGAAGTATTAACTGTATCTGGTGGTGCTGCTACAGGCCCTATTGCAACTTATGATGTTGCTCAAGCAGGTGCTGGTTACAAAGATGGTGATGTTATAACTATTGTAGATGCTGGTGCATCTGCTGATGCTACATTAACTGTTGGTGCAGGTGGACTAACTTCTGGTGGTGTTGTTGTAACTAAAACAACTGCTGCTGGAGTAGTAACTACTGAAGTATATACTATTGCACAAGCTAAAGGTGATGGTGCTGGAGCATATGTTCCTTCAACTGATCCTAATGGAGCTGTTAAAGTTTCAGCATGTGTTAATGTTGTAGGTGCTTATGTAGACACTACATTTGGTAACTGTTCATTTGACACAAGAGATCACTATAATGCAGAGCCTGTGGAAATCATTTTATCTTCTTTAGATGAAACTGGTAACCCATGTAATGACTGTGGTGTTGCTTCAAGAACTCCTGGTTCAATGCAACAAACTCAAGGTGAAGAAGTAATTAGAGAATTAATCATGTCTGAAAGATACCGTCAGTCTCCTTATAACCAAGGAAATGCTAGCAGTGCAAGAATCAGAGAGATTGAAATGTCTGATGAGCTTTTAGCTGCGGTTGATAGAACAGCTACTTATAGAGCTTACTATATCCAACACTCTGTACCAAGATTCAATAACCCAACTGGTGTATTTGATAATGACCAGTATGTTTACAAAATTTATGCAAAATGTTCTGATGCTGCTGACCAAGCTGCAATCAAGAAAGTTATGGAAAGTTTAGAAGCATGGGCTGGAGCAAATGGTAACAAAGTTGTTTTTGAAGATACTAATCTTTACATGTAATAAACAACAATGTTTAATTTAATTAGAGCAGGGGAGAAATCTCCTGCTCTTTTTATTTTAAATTGTCTGTAATTTTTTGTATATTATCTATATAGTATAATAAAGTAAGACATAAAATGGCAAAACAACATATATTAAGTTTAGAAATACCTGCAGTATCTAATTGTGAATTGTTGTGTATAAAAGATACAAGTCAATACAATAAGGAGTTAGCTGTAGATTGTGAAGAGCTTTTAATTACGTTACCAGGATATACTGTACCAGTACTTATTAAAGTAGATAAAGACTTTGATATGTGTTTAACTGCTTGCACCTTAGCATTACAAACAACAAATTGTGGGGTAACTCAGGAAAAAATACCTGACGGAATATACATTGTAAAATATAGTGTATCACCTAACTCTAAAGTTTATGTAGAATATAATCACTTAAGAGTAACTAGATTGCTTAATACTTATTATGAAGTATTATGTGATTTAGATGTGCAAGCTTGTCAACCTAATTCAACAAAGCAAGATCTTCTTGCAGAGATGAGTTATATTAGAACCATGATTGATGCAGCTGTATCAAATGTTGAATACTGTCAGTCTTCAGCACAAGGTATGCAGTTGTATAATTATGCAAAAGAAAGATTAAACAAAATAGCTTGTCCTTCAGGTGACTGTGGTTCAAGTTCTAAATATTTAATTTAAAAACCAACAAAATGGCAAATTGTGCACACTGTAATAAAAAATTTACTTGTGGATGTCAGAAGGCTAGTTTAGGAAATGGAGTGGTAGTTTGTAAACAATGTAAAGCAGCAGCTGAAGCAAATGTTGAAACATCAAGAGACTTAAATTTAGAATTAGCTAGACAACAGATACAAGATTTAAGAAGTAAATAAATATGGCAACAGCATTGACTGGAACATCAAATGAAGCTCAAGAAAAAGAGTTAGCTAAATTGAAGCGTATTCAAATAGAGCAAAGATTTGCTAGGCAATTTTATGCTCAGTTTAAATCATTAAAGTTTGGTATACAAGCTTGCTGTTATGAAGATTTAGAAAGTGCAACTATTAATAAAGAATTATGTGATTGGAAGAACTCTAGCAGTAGCAAAATTGTGGTAGCAACAGAAACTCCAGGAGTTTTTGTAGAACCATTAGCAACTGTTAATATAATGTCTAGCAAGACATGTCCTACTATTCCATCTAATGTATGTACTGTAGTTGATTTAGCTAGTATTATTGCTAAAGCAGGTACATACTCTGAATGTTTTGAAATAGCTTCAGATAAATGGGTTATTACACATAATTTAGGAAGGTATCCTTCTGTAACAGTTGTAGATAATGATAATAAAGTTGTTGTAGGTGATATTAAATATGATAATACTAATACAGTTACAATAACATTTGATGCAGCTTTTACAGGTTGTGCATTTTTAAACTAAAGACTAAAATAATTAATTAATAAACAAAAACAAGAACAATGGCAATTCAATTTCTAACGGGGTTAAATATAGATGGAAACATTGATTTAAACTCTAATCAATTAAAAGAGGTTAGGATAGATAATGAGAGTTCAGCTCCGTCTGGATCCCTAGGAAGAATCTATTATGACACTACTTCAAGCAAGCTAAGACTTTATAATGGGTCTTGGGTTGATATAACAACAGGTACAGATGGAAACACTACCTATGACTTAACAGCAACAGGTTCTAGTAATGGAACAGCTACAGTTAATCTTGTAGCTAGTAACCCATCTAGTACAGACAGTATTTTATTTACTGGAGCAGGTACTACAAGTGTAACCAGATCAGGTACCACAATTACAATAACTTCTAGTGATAGTGCTTCAGGTACAGTAACTTCTGTATCAGCAGGTACTGGTATTTCAATATCAGGGAATACATCAGTAAATCCAACAGTAGCTATTGACTATGCAGGAACTGACAATGCAATCTTAGCTGCTACAGCTGCAACACCTGTTGGTGCTGATACATTATGGTTTTCTGATGCAGGTGATAATACAATTAAAAAAGCTTTAATTTCATCAATGCCTGGATTTGGTAAAGATGGTACAGTAACTTCTGTAGGATCTGGAGCAGGTTTAACAGGTGGAACAATTACAGGCTCAGGTTCATTAGCTGTAGATTATGCAGGAACAGATAACGTTGTATTAGCTGCAGGAGATGGAACAGGTGTTACATTGGCAGATGGAGATGACTTTTTATTCTCTGATGCATCTGATAATAATGCTAAATATGCAAACTTAACTCAGTTAGCAACTTATATTAATGCAGGTGCAGGTTCTGTAACTTCTGTAGGTGTAAGTGGAGCTTCAACTGGATTATCTTTTAGTAATTCACCAATTACTAGTAGTGGTACTATGACAATGAGTGGTACTCTTATTACTACAAATGGTGGTACAGGAGTAAATAGTTACACTTCTGGTGATATGGTATTCTATAGATCAGGTACTGCTTTTACAAAATTAGGTATTGGTTCAGCTGGACAAGTATTAAAAGTTTCAGGTGGTGTACCAGTATGGGCAGCTGATTCAAATTCAGGTGGTACTGTAACTAGTATTACATTAGCTGCAGACTCAGGAATTGGTTCAGCACTAACAACATCAGGTACATTTACATTTGATGGTGGTACAAATGTTACTACATCTGTAAGTGGTACTACAGTAACAATTAACTCTACAGATCAATATCAAGGAACAGTTACAAGTGTAACAGCAGGAACTGGTATGACACAAAGTGGTACCTCAACTGTTAATCCAACATTAAATGTAATTGGTGGAGATGGTATTACAGCTAATGCTAATGATATAGAAGTAGATAGTACAGTTGTTAGAACATCAGGTAATCAAACTATAGGAGGTACAAAGACATTTAGTAGTAATATAGTAGTACCAAGTGTTCCTTCTATATCAACAAATGCTGCATCTAAAAATTATGTAGATACACAGCTAGCTGGTTCAGGGGTGTTAATCTTCCAAGGAGGATATAATGCAGCAACCAACTCACCAGATCTTGATTCTTCACCAAGTGCAAGTATTAAGAAAGGTTGGTCATATGTTGTTACAGCTGACGGTTCATTCTTTACAGAGCAAGTAAGAGCAGGTGATTTCTTAATTGCTAATGTAGATGCTCCAACTGCTTTAGATGAATGGACAACTGTTCAGAGTAATATTGATTTAGCTTCAACTTCAACTCCAGGTATTGCATCATTTAGTAGTGCAAGCTTTGCAGTTAGTGCAGCTGGACAGGTTACAATTAAAACAGGTGGTGTTAGTGATGCTCAATTAGCAAGTACATTCAATAAGATTATTGGTACTGATTCAGATATTAATACTTCAGGTATTGTTGTAATTGATCAGTTAAATATGACTGATGGTGTTATTCAATCACATAGTACAAGATCATTACCAACTACATCTCAAACAAATCTAGGTGTAGTAGAAATGGCAAATACTACTGAAGTTACTGCTGGTTCATCTACAACTTTAGCTATATCTCCTTCAACTTTGAGAGATGCTTTACAAAGAGAAGGATATACAACTAGTTTTCCATCATCTAATTCACAAACATCATTTACTGTTGCAGCAGGTACACATAAATTAGGTACTGATCCATTAGTTGTTCAAGTATATGGAAAGGGTGGTAATCAAGTATTTATGGATACTACTGTTGATCCTACTAGTGGAGATATAGAATTATCATGGAGTACAGCTGTAAATGCAAATGAATTTGAATTAGCTGCTCATAAAGTAAGATAATTTTGTTAATCAATATAAAGGGAGTTGTGTTAATTGATGATGACCAACTCCCTTTATTATAAATTTATTATCTTAGCAAACAAAAGATTAAATGGCAATAGATTTTTTAACCGGTGTAAGTGTAGATGGAAATAGTACTGTAACAGGAACTTTTTCTGTTAGTAGTATTTCTAATGATAATTCTACATACACAGGTATTATGGTATGGGACGGTGGAGTTCTAAAATATAGAACTAAAGCACAAGTCCTAGCAGATATTGGTGCTACTGGTAATTTAGGTACTGTAACTTCTGTTACTGTTCAAGGAACAACAGGCTTATCTGGTTCTGGTACTGTTACATCTAGTGGTACAATAACTCTTACTAATTCTGATAGAGGATCTTCTCAAGCTATATATAAAAATATTGCTACACAAAGTGGTACTGCTACAGCAAATAGTAATAATGATACATTAACTATTACTGGAGCAGGAGGCACCACCACATCAAGAAGTGGTGATACTATTACAATTACTTCTTCAGATAATAATGACAACTATTATGTTACAGGATTAAGTTTTAATACTAGTAATGGTATTTTAACAGCAAGTAGAAATGGAGGACTATCATCTTTAACTGTAGATTTAGATGGTAGATATGCTGAAGGTACTGGTGCAAATACTAGAGTAGCATTTTGGACAGGTACTAATTCTATATCAAGTGATTCTGCATTAGTATGGAATAGTAGTAGTAATTATTTGGGTGTAAATAAAACACCATCTACACATGTAGATGTTAGTGGTAATGTTAGAGTAGATGGTTTAGATCACTTTTTGTATACAACTAAGACAAATGATATATATTCATTTGGATCTTCTACACAAACAATGGCCAATCCACCTAATGCATATTTATGGCATGATTTATTTGCATTTGAATATAATTACACAGTAACACAAGAAACTTATAATGGTAGTACATGGTCTAGTGCTACAGTACAAAATGCATTATTTGCTCAGAAAGAAGATCAATCAGTAGAAGTTATTAGTAGCAGTAATACAGCTGTTAGATGGACATTTACTGGTACAGCATGGGGTAGTGCATTATTTTTAAATGCTGCCTTTACATATAGTGCTAATGATATTACAAAAGAAATAACTGTTGAATCATCAACAAATAATAGTACATGGACTACTAGATTTTCTGGTACAGCCAGTGCAGGTACATCAACTAAAACTTGTAACCTGACAAGTTATGGAGGAGATAACTATATCAGAGTAACTATACAGAAAGGAACATCTAGTTCAAATTCTGTGAGAATGTCTCAAATTAGATTGATGACATTAAGAGCAGGTGATCAAGGTCAAGGTAGAGAATATGAATTACCTATAACTTGGGATGCAGATAGAAATATAGGAATCAATAAAACTCCATCTAGTTCATATAGTTATCAATTAAATGTAAATGGTACAGCTGAAATTTCAAGTTATTTACGTTTAGGTGCTGGCGTTAGATTGTCTGAATCAACAGACAGATCTGACTTACTATATATTAATAGTGAAACATCTGGTTGGGGAGGTTTACAAATAGGCAATACATCTAATGAGTTTATTTTCTCGTTGATGGGTGATGGCTCTACAGGTGGTATTTATGATGATCAACAAGGTGAGTGGCTTTTACAATGGATAGAAAATAGTGAAGTAAGATTATATTATGATGGATCTGAAAGATTAAATACATCTAGTGCTGGTGTAACTGTAACAGGAGATTTAACTGTTACTGGGGGTGATATAGTTTTAAATGGAACAGGTAGAATAACAGGTGTAGATACTGTATCTGCAAGTACTGATGCTGCTAATAAAGCCTATGTAGACAGTGCAGTTTCAGGTGCAGGAACTGTAACAAGTGTTGCTACAGGAGATGGTTTGACAGGAGGAACAATAACTGGTTCTGGTACCATAAGTGTAGATTATGGTATTAATGGAATAATGAATGATTGTCCTGCTGGAACTGGATCACCTGAAGAGGATGACAGTATAATGGTTGGATTAGATTCTGCAGGTCAAGGTGAAGCAAGAAAATTTTCAATTGTTGATTTACCATTTACTAATAATCAAGGTGATATAACAGCTGTAACAGCCGGTGATGGTTTAACTGGCGGTGGTACTACAGGATCTGTTACTGTAGATGTTCAGTATGGTGGTGGTTCAAGTAATCTTATAATGGATGCACCAAATGTAAATAGTCTTGAAGCAAAAGACTTCTTTTTATATGCAGATTTTAGTAGTAGTAATAAAGTTCATTATACTGATTTAGGTACATTGTCAAGTTTTGTAACAAGTAATATTAGTAGTTTTACTAATTTACAGATTACTAATACATTAAGTGTTAGAGGAGCAATTGATCTAGCAGATAATGATATATTACGTTTTGGAACAGGTGATGACTGTGAATTCTTTACTAATGGATCTCATATGTATATGGATCTTAACTCTGGTATAGGAAACTTTTATATAAGAGATGGTACTACTACCCGTTATACATTTGATGATAACGGTAATTTTACAGCTACAGGAAATGTCACTGCGTTTTCAGACGTAAGACTAAAAGATAATATTGAAACACTAGACGGCTCTAAAGTTTTAGAGATGAGAGGTGTATCATATACTAAAGAAGGAGAAAAAGGATCTGGTGTTATTGCACAAGAACTAGAAAAAGTAGCTCCTGAGTTAGTACATACTATGGAAGATGAAGATGGTACAAAAGCTGTAGCATATGGTAATTTAGTTGGATATTTAATTGAAGCAGTTAAAGATCAACAAAAACAAATTAATGACCTTAAAGCACAATTAGATGGCCTTAGCAAGTAGTGGAACAATGTCTATAGGTGGTACATCTACTAATAGGTCTATTAACTTAGAGCTTGGTTTAGCACAGAATGCTAATTCAGGATTAGGTCAAACTAATTTTAGAACATTAGCCGGTGTTGCATCAGGTGCTATAAGCATGGATGATTTTTATGGAAAGTCTGCATCATCATGTACTAAATATGATAGTAGTGTAGTAAATACTGAATCTGCAGGTGCGGCATGTAAGAGGGAGGTAACTGTTGAATATTATCATGATGGTAGTGGAACATTACCAACAACTGGTGATTATGTATATAGTAACAGCGGATGTAGTACGGCTTTATCTAATGGATGGTATAAATTATCAAATAATACTTATATACAAGTAAATAGTGGTAGAGTTCAAGCTTATGGACCATGTGGTAAATAAATAAATTATGGCAAAGAAAAAAATAAAAAAGAAAGTTGCTGCTAAAAAACCAGTTATTAAAAAAGCTGTAGAAAAGAAGCCTGCAATAAAAAAAAGTACAAGGAAAAGAAAGCCTAGTAAAGCTGTTATTTTTAAATTAAAACAAGCTGCTGAGCAAAAACTTAAAGATCTTAGAAAAAAAGAAAAACCTTTTATCAGATATTCTTTTCATATTGATTCTATAAAAGTAGATTCACAAAACATATTAGAAGAAATAACATATAACTATAAAGGAACTATGGTTATTCCTAAATCACAGAAAGATAACTATAAAGCAGGTACAACATATGTTACTGGTATATTTATTATACCAAGTAATCTTGAATGGGATGGAAGTACCAAAGACTTTAGTAAAGTATCTAGAAGTAGTATTATAACTTTATTAAAAAACAATATTAGAAAAGGTCATATTGATGGTATGAAAGAAATAATTGAAAAAGAATTAATGCCAGAATTTAAAATTATTAAAGATCTTCCTTGGAAATCTTAAATATTTAATTATCTTTGTAACTAATAATTATTAAAACCAATACGTAAAATGGCAAAGTCAAAAACATCTAAAGCAAAGAAAGTTACTGCAAAGGAACTTGAAGCAGTTAAAGATCTGCAAAGTAGAATTAACACGGTTATCATGAACATTGGTAATGCAGCGTTAGTTAAGAATCAACTAGTTAATAATCATTCAGAGTTGCAAGCTGAATGGAAAGCTGAAACAGCTAAACTAGAAAAGAAATATGGAAATGTAAACATCAGTCTAGAAGATGGTGCAATTAGTCCATTAGAAGAAAAGGAAGAAGTTCCTGCTGTAAAAGCATAATTACTCCCCTCATATTTGTTTGTATAAAATTTTTTAAAACCAGCATTAACTTGTTTGGTTTTAAAAAATTTTGTATATTATTACTGTATAGTTACAACAGAGTAGTACTTTATAGTAAAAAGAACATTTATGATTCCAACAAATTCAAGCGGCACCACAAATGGGTGTGATAATATATCATCTAATTGTGTAGTATGGCAAGGTCCTGATATTGCGTGTATAGATTTATGCAGTGGAGATACAATTAGTGAGGTTACAGCTAAGATTGCTACAAAGGTATGTGACATAATTACAAACGGTGTTTCAGCTAATCCAAGTTTAACAGGATTAGATATTACATGTTTAAATGTTAGAGGTACAACACCAACTGAGCTTGTACCAGTATTACAAGCAATGGTAAATCAGATATGCTTGAATAGCACTTCTACTGCTTTACCTAAATCTACACAAGTACAAGATGATCTGCCTATTATGACATTACCTGCATGTTTGCAGTATAATGATGCAAGTGGGAACCCAGTAACACAACTACGTTTAGATTTATTTGCTGAACTTATAGCAAATCAAGTATGTACTAATTTAGCTAGCATACAAACTATAAACTCTACTTTAACTAGTTATAGTAATAGACTAGATGTGTTAGAAGCATGTGTTTTACCATGCTCAGGTGCAATTACAGAAGTTCAAATTGTACCAACTTGTGTAACAAGTACAATAGGTCAACTAACCAACGTATCAGTAGTAGTATTAGCACTTGAAAGTGCTTTTTGTGCTTTAAGAAATGCAACAGGTACTCCTGCAAATATAAATACTGCTATCAATCAAACAACATTAACTGGAGCAAGCCAGTTACTTTCTAATTCTTCTGCTACATATAGTAGTATAAGTGGTTGGTCTAATACAGCTAATACACTAGCTCAAAGTGTTCAGAATGCATGGGTAGTAATAGATGATATGTATGCAGCAATAACAGACATACAAACTAACTGTTGTCCATCAGGATGTGATGGAATAACTTTTGCATATACTAGTACATCAGTTATAGGACCAAGTTCAGGTTTAGTTACAGACATAAATATGAATTTTATGAATTCTACTATTCCTTCAAGCTTTAATGATAGTGCAGGTTTTACTATTGTAACAGTAACAGATAGTTTAGGTGCATCAACGAGTTCTACAATGAGTGTTGCACTTTTACAAAATAATCCTGCTGGACAAAATGTAAATGTAAGTTCCTTAAATGTAGGATCAGATTTAAATGTAGCAGTACAGTTTAGTGTAACAGATGGTAGTCAAACTTGTGAAGCAAACCAAAGTAGTGTAGTGACAGTTCAATTACCATGCCCTTCAACAACATGGACTATGGCACAAACAACAGCAGATGTATCTTTGACAAATAGTTTAGGTAATACAGCACAATATGTAATAGAAATATTAGATGCTAATAATATAGTTGTTGATACAGTTACTAAAAACAATCCTGGAGGAACTGTTACTCATCAATTTACAGGTTTAACACCAGATACAGCTTATCAAGGTAGAGTTACTGTATCATATGGAGGTAATACAAGAGTATGCCCAGTATCAGCAATTGCAACAACAACTGCATCAGCACCTTGTGCAAATGGTATGGATGTAGCATTTATAATAGATTATAGTAGTTCAATGGGATCACGTATTGATTCTGTTAAAGCAGGTGTAGCTTCACTTGTAACTACAATAGACAATGCTTCAGGAGCAAATAATTATAGAGTATCCTTAGTAGGAGCTGATGAAGAGCAACAAGCTGCACCTACATATGCTACTTGTACAGATTATACAAGTTTACCTGCAGCACAAAAAGTAGCAAATTTAGGATCAACAGGAAAATATCAAATTATTACAGCTTGGGAAATGTTCCAGGTTAATAATGGTGCATCATTTACAACTCAATTAAATAAATTAAATAAAGGGGTAGACGGAACATGTATTAATTTAGGAGATGGGGTTGGTATGGCTGAACCTACAGATTATGCTGCACAACTTGTAACTGGTTCTGCAAACTTTACAGGAGCATTTAGATCTAATGTAGCTAAATATGTTATAATAATAACTGATGCTTTACCAAGTGGTACTCAAGATCAATTTAATGCAACTACATGGGCAGGTATTCAATCAATGATTTTAGACGCTAATACTAATGGTATTAAATACTTTATATGTGGACCAGGTGTACAACAATCTAGTGTAATAGGTGGTTCACAGATTTATCCATGGAGAGAATTAGCAGATCAAACAGGTGGAGCATGGAACCAGTCATCAGATCCAACAACTATATCTAATCAAATAATAGCAGGTTGTTCATAAAATAAAAAAGAAATAAAATGGCATGTAATTGTACAAAATGTGATCAAAAATGTGGATGTAAAGACACAGCATTAACTAATCCATGTACTTATACGGATTGTAGTGTAGGTAGTGAAAGATGTTCAGATATTCAATGTGCTGAATGTGTAAGCTATTGTGGTACTTCATTTCAAATTGGAGATGCAAATGCTAGAATTACAATTCAATCTGGAGAAAGACTTGATTCTATTATTCAGAAATATGCAATGATTTTAGCAAACGGATTAGGTGCTTGTACTTCAAGTGATGTTCAACATGATCCATTTAATGTATACGCAGGGGTTATTACAAAAGATTCTGTTAATGTAATATGGAATGGAATATATAGTTCTAGTACAGGATTTAATGTATACATAGACACAGTAATAGCACCAAGCGGATGGGGAACTCCTGTAAATGGAGGTACTCCAATTGTAACTACAATAAGTAATTATACAATAACCAACTTATTAGCTAGTACAGCTTATAAAGTTAAAGTAGTAGATAATGGTAATTCTGCGGCATGTAAGCCTATAGAAATTCTGTTTACTACCTTAGCATCATAATACAACAACAGCAAGTAGTGGTTTGTTGGTTTTCTACTGCAAACGTTGGGAGAGACTGGGTTTAAATCCGGTCTCTTTTTTTTTTGTATCTTTAGCCAAAAATAAAAAAACACATGGGAAATTTAAAACAGAGAATTATTGAATCTTTAAAATGGAAAAAGCACCCAAGTTATTGTGCAAATAAACTAAATATTACTGAGAAACAATATATAAAAATTAAAAAAGAAATATTACAGGAAAGAAAAGAAGAAAGAAAAAGAAGTAAGTTTTTTACAAATGATGATGGTCAATGTCAAATTACTGAAGCAGTAGATTTAGAAAAAGGACAAGGCAAACTATCAGGAACATTTGATCATGAGCCTAAGTCTTCTGAAGAAATAATAAAACTTTTAAAAATAGATACTAACAAATGGAGATTATCTCAATATTGGAACAAACAAATGGGAGATCATTGGAGAGTATCAGCTTTAGTTACTCAAATAAAAAATCCTGAACAACAATTATTTGAGGAGCTTCTTGCAAATTGGAAACCTAAAACATATAAAATACCTAAGTTAAAACCTGCTAAATCTAAAGATCCTGTGTGTGCTGTAATGTCTTTACAAGATATACATTTTGGTAAGCAAGGTAATGATACTATTGATAAAGATTTTGAAGACACAATTATAAATCTTATGAGTAGAGCTGCACCAGTTAATTACATTGAGAAAATGTATTTTGTTGTAGGAGGGGATCTAATTAACATGGATACTTTTGAGGGTACAACTACTAGTGGAACTGGATTAGATAACTGTATGACTGCTACAGATGCTTATATGCAAGCATTTGATGCAATGCATTGGGCTATAAATTATTTAAAAGCATTTTGTACTGAGCTTGTTATAGTCTATGTTCCAGGTAATCATGATAGATTATCTTCTTTTCATTTAGTACATGCTTTATCTAAATCTATAGAGTGTAATCAAATTACTTGGGATATAAAATATGAAGAAAGAAAAGTTCATGTATGGCATAATAACTTTAATGCATTTGAACATGGTGATAAACGTAGTAAAAATAACCCTTTAATATTTGCTACTGAGTATCCAAAAGAATGGGGTGCAACTACAAATAGAACATTATTTAAAGGTCATATTCATACAGATAGAAAAGTTGAATATATGACATCTAATGAAACAGCTGGCTTTGTAGAAAAGACATTACCTAGCCTAGGTAAGGCAGATTATTATCATTATAGCAATAAGTATGTAGGTAATAGAAGATCTGGTAAATTAGAAATTCAACACCCTACAATGGGTAATATATGTGAGTTAACCTATCAAGCACTGTAAAGACCTTACTTTTAATTTCATAAAGTGAGGTTTTTTTTGTAAATTATAAATATAACTATATGATCAACAATTTTAAAAAACCCAATCTAAATGCTCCTAGATATAGAGAGAAAAGGTTAGGGTTATTAAATGAAGAAACAATAAGGGAGTTTAAAGATAAGAAACCTTTATACTCTCATATAGATAATGTTAAACTAAAAAAGATAATAAAACTATATAATAGAAGACTTTGGGAAGCAGTAGTTAAAAACAGAAATGGAGTAGAATTACCAGATTCATTGGGTTATTTATTTATAGGAACATGTAAAGCAGCAAAGACAGTAAATACAAACTATGCCTTATCAAAAGAGTATGGTAAAGTATTACAGAACAAAAACTGGGAAACTGATGGTAATTTAGGAAAAATATTTTATACAAATTATTCTACTAAATACAGATTTAAAAATAGAGAGTTATGGAGGTTTGTAGCTTGCAGGGATTTTAAAAGGACAGTTGCCAAAGAGTATCCTAAAAGTTGGACTAAGTATGTAGTTATGAAGAACAAATATAAGGTAGCTCATTTATATGATGAAAACTTTGAAGAAACCAACAAAGCTTTAAATTATTATAATGAATTTGAAAAATAAAAAACATGGCAACAATTGGAGAAACAATATCTAGAGTCAGAGGACAAGTAAAAGCAGAAGTTCAAGATGCTTTTATTACAGATAGATATATATACAGTCTAATAGAAAAGCATGCACAGTTTTTAATGAGAAGACAAGACTATGCAAATAAACTATTAAAGTTTAATTCAGTATGGAAAACTTTACCATATGTAGAACTTATTGAGGTAGATAAAATAGAAGCACATTGTGCAGGGATTACAAGTGGCTGTACAATCAAACGTACAAAACATAAGTTGCCTTCTATGTTTGAAGGATATTGGGGACCACTGATCCGTACTATTAGTTCAATAGATGGTTCACAGGAATTACAAGCAACACAACCGGGCACGTATACTTCAATGACTAAATCAACTAGCTTTAAATATAACAACACATTATATTTTTGGTGGTTAGACGGATATATTTATTGTCCTAATATAGCATGGGATGCTATTAAAGTAGAAGGAGTTTTTGATTCTGATATTACTGCTTGGGATTGTGATACAACAAATGATTGTACTCCAAGATATAAACAAGAAATATATATACCTGAAGCATTATTTGCAGAGATAGAACAACAGGTAGTATCTACTATGATGAATACATTAAAAGTTCCTTCTGAAGATTCTGATAATAAACGTAACTTAATGAGAAATTAAAATAAAAAATCATGGGAGTATCACAAAAATATAGAACGTTCAGTCAATTAATGGAAGATGTTTCTATTGACTTTTCTAATTATGCATTAGAAGGAATGATAGAACCAGCTCAACTTATTAAAGTAGCTACTAGAGTTAACTATGATCTAGGTTTAAAAATACATAGAACAAAAGAAGTTATTTTAGATATAGAGCATGGTAAAGCTCAAATGCCAATGGACTTTCAATATTTAAATTATGCATTTAGATGTGGCTCTTATTCAATAAATAATACAATGCCTTCTGGAACACATATAGAAACATTTAATGATGTTCCTTATGTACCAGCTCCAGGAGAATCAGGACCATGTGAGGACCCTGAATGTAGAGATGTATGTGTAATTAAAACATGTGATGATAAGAATAGTTATCAATTAATTCAAAGAGTTGGACCAAGTAATTTTAGAACATTTACAGATTGGACTGAATTAAGAATACAAGGGGTAAATGATAAAGTTTGTTATTGTCCTGAACTGGGAGCTCAAGCACCAGATATAGCAGAATTAAAAGATGGATTTTTATTAACAACATTTAAAACAGGAAAAGTATATATAAGTTATCAAGGAGCTATGGAAAATGCTGCTGGTGAATTACTAGTATTAGATCAACCATATTGCAATGAATACTATGAATATGCTATAAAGCAAAGAATACTTGAAAATATGGTATTTAATGGAGAAAATGTTTCTAATCAATTACAGCTTGTAGAAACAAGATTGCGTGCATCTAGAAATAATGCATTAAGTTTTGTTAATACTCCAAACTTTGCTGAGATGAAAAAGATGTGGGAAGTAAACAGAAGAGCACAGTATCATAATTATTATAATATGTTTTTAAGTTATGCACCAATTAATCCTAGAATAGTATCAGGACCTAGAACTACTAGTACAGTTAAATAAAGAGTTAAGAAATTATGGCAAAAAAACGTACAACTAATTCTGGTAGTAGAAGTAAGGTTCCATCAAAGGGGAGTTCATCAGTACAAACAAATTCCTTTATTAAGGGGATGAACAAAGACATTACTCCATCTTTGGAAAACAACCAAGCTTGGTGGCATGCACGTAATGTAGTAAATAATTCAGAGGATGGAGATTTAGGAATAATAGGTAATGAACCATCAAACTTATCTTGTGGTGTTATACCTTATACAGTTATTGGTGCTATACATAGATATGGTGATGAATGGATAGTATATTCTACAGATGATATAAATTCTGAAATAGGTACATTTGATGATAGTGAATGTAAATATACAACACTAGTTAACGACACATGTTTAAATTTTTCAACTAAACATTTAATTACAGGAGCAGCAAAAGAAAATTTTGATTGTTCATGGCAAGTATATTGGGATGATGGTAATAATCCATCTAGATCTTTAAATATAGATAATATACCATATAAACAAGTTCAGGTAGCCGGTATAGATGTTAATGGTGAACCATGTTCAGAGTTTGTAGACTTAGAACCAAAAAAATTAAATTGTGAAAAAATAAGATTAGCTCCATTGGTAGATACTCCTTGTGTTGAAATAACTAAAGCAACTGATGGAGGAATGTTACAAAATGGATCCTATCAAGTTTTTATAGCTTATGTAGAAAATGAACAAAAGGTAACAGATTATATTGGTATTTCAAATGTAATAGGATTGTGGAGTCATGAAGGTACAAGTAGTTCTTTAGATATTTCATTATCTAATTTAGATCAAGATTTTTTTTATTATGAAGTAGTATTATTAAGAAGAAATCAAGGTCAAACATCAGCAAAAAAAATAGGTATATATAGTACTGAACAAGATTTTATTAATATAGATAATGTTGATGAAAGTTTACCAGCTGTAGATTTAGTTACAATTCCATTGCGTAGTCCTGCATATGAAAAGTCTGAGTCTATGTTTGTTGTAAATGATTGGTTGTTAAGACAAGGGCCTACAGAGCAATTTGATTTTAATTATCAACCTTTAGCAAATAACATTAAAGTTAACTATGTAATAAATCAACAACCTTCTACTTATTATCATTTAGCCGGACCTAAAGTAGGTTTTATGCGTGATGAGCAATATGCATTTTTTATTAGGTGGATATATAATACTGGAGAAAGATCTTCATCATATCATATACCTGGTAGAGCTCCAGTGATGTATAATACACCATCCGGACCAGAAATGGAAAATGCTATAATTGGTGGACAAAATGTATTAAATCAAATAGATGGTGAACCGGTTTTTAAAGTATATAATACAGCAGGTGCACCATCACCTGTGAATGAAGTACAACCAGACGGTTCTGTAATTATAGGAAGAGGGGAAATGGCATTTTGGGAATCCACAGAAAGATACCCAACTAATAGACCAGATATATGGGGGGATTTATGTGGTAAAAAAATTAGGCATCATAAAATGCCTGATGAATCATTAGGTTCAGATTTAAGAATAAGTACAACAGAAGGGGATCTAATAAATCTTTTAGGGGTAGAGTTTTCTGATATTGCTATACCATTGTACAATGATGGTACACCTATAGAAAATATAGTTGGATATGAAATACTAAGAGGATCTAGACAAGGAGCTAAATCAATTTTAGCAAAAGGTATGTTTAAAAATATGCGTAAGTATGATATACCTGGTCAAGCTAATTTATTAGGAACTGCCACACAAGGTTTGTATCCTAACTATCCTTACAATTGTTTACAGGATGATGTGTATTTTCATAAAGGAAAAGCAGGATCTTCAAGAGATCAAAGGTCAGGGTCAACAGATGCTTCATATTGTGGTAACCCAGCTGGTCCTTCACCACAGTGTTCTACTAGTTTTACCGATAGTTTAGACTGTTATCCACCTTTATCAGGATACACGGATGATGTATTTACATTTTCTTCTCCAGATTTAATGTTTACTAAACCATTTTTAAATGCGTATGAAACTAAAATATACGGTGAACAACATGGTCATAGCACTGGTTATTTTAAAGCATCAGAAGATCATCCACAATTTAAATTACTTAGACCGGTAGCATCTTCATTAGCATGTTTAATAGGAATTGGATATGCATTACATGCAGTACAAGGTACAACTCATAAAACAGCTGTACCATTATCAGGAAGTAATGCTGATGGTAATGCTCCTTTTGTGGGTGTAGTTCCACCTTTAGTATCATCAGGAACTCAACTTATCTATGGTACTTCTATTGGTGTCCAAGCAGGGATAAGTGCATTATGGAATTTAGTAGTAGATGCACTTATTGATACTGCTATAGATGCAGCAGATTTATATACAGGAGGTGCAACATCCTCAACAGAATTAAATGCTATAGCAGAATCAAGAGCTTTAAAAGCTGCAATTCCTGGAATGTATGGTGGTGGTTCAGAACTTGGAGCTACATATGATACTCCAGAAAGTGCTATGCCATCAGTACTTAGATTTATGGCAGGTATATCATTAGCACAAAAAAATATTGCAATAGGAGGTCAAGAAGTAATTGACTTAATGTATAACTTAATTGATCCAGCAGATTATGTTTTAAAATATAACTCTAATGGATTTTATAATAATTTTATACCAGCAAATATTAATAATACCTTCCGTGTAAAAAACAGTGATTCCAATTATATAGGTTCATCTTTTCAAAGTTTTGACGGAACTAAGTATAAAATAAATAATTTATTTAGACCTAGCACAGTTGCTGTTTCAACTGAACTACCTTTAGCTGATCCTTTTACAAGAGATGATTCAAGATTTACTTTAGGTGGTAGTGCTACACAAGATTATGGAGATAGTAATTTAATTAATTTCCAAAGACCTTTTAGAAAAACTATTTCTTCATTATATGGAGCTCTTAAATTTAATTTTGATAATCAATATGGTCAGTTAGATGGAATAAAACAAGTACAAATGAGAGGGTGTGTTGAATTATTAGATCCTGAATATGCTGGATTATATACTTCAAAGCCAATGTTTAATGGAGATGTATATATTAATAGATATACTGAGAAATGTATTATGCCTATTTTTACAGATTATTTAGTAGGCCAACCTAATGAGTATTCATTTGACTATTCATTATATGTAAATATTCCATACCCTAGATTTTGGTTAGATTCTTCTAAGTTTGATATAAGTGGTTTAGCCGGTGAAGTTGCATCAATAGGTTTTGCTAGTGGACCTTGGCAAGATAAAGTACCAACAGACAGATATTATTTAGATAGAGGTAATGATAATTGTCAATCAACTAGTTTATTTGGTTCTATATTTGGGTCTTTTGATACAGGTGGTGATCCAAACCCAGCATATAATATGAGATACGCATATATGTATACTCATGTTAATGGGATAAATGAATTTTTTGTTGAGTCAGAAATTAATCTTGCATATAGAGATTGGGAAGATATGCCTGCTAAAAGATTTTATGATATATATGAGTATAATGATATAGATGCACTGTTTAATGCAAGTATAGAAAAGAAAGATAATTTTTATAAATATGATGATTCTTTATCTGCATCTAAATTTGTTACTCAAATATCTTCTTTTGGTCAAATACAACCCCGTGATTATGATCCTTACGTTGCAGCAAATTGTTATGTAAATTATCCTAAAAGATTAATATATTCTTTACAAGCACAAGAAGAATCAAAAAGAGATTATTGGAGAGTATTCTTAAACTTTAATTATAAAGACTTTAAAAATGAAGTAAGTGTTATTAAACCTATTAGTAAGAATGGAGCATTGGTGTTTTTCCCATATTTATCTCCTCAATTATTTAATGGAGTAGATACATTAAAATTAGGTTCAAATAATAATGTAACTATTGGAGATGGTAAACTATTTAGTCAACCATTCCAAAACGTTGCTAATGCAGACATATCTAATGAATATGGATCATGTGAAAGTTTAAGAGGTGTAATAAATACCTCAGCAGGTTTATTTTTTATATCACAACAACAAGGAAAAATATTTCAGTATGCTGGTAAAGGATTAGATCCTATATCTAACAATGGTATGAAATGGTGGTTTGCTAAATATTTACCATCAAGATTTATAAAGCAGTTTCCTGAATCAGAAAACACAGCATGGACAGATAATCCAGTAGCTGGTGTAGGATGTCAAGTAATGTATGACTCAGTAGATGATTTGGTTTATTTCATGAAAAAAGATTATCAATTAAAACCTGCTTATGTTGCTGATGCAACTTTTAGTGATACAGCTTCAAAACCTGTGACTATAACATCTGGAGTTTGGGGATCAATTAATGTTGATATTGGTGATCCAATATATTTTGATGATTGTTCATGGACTGTATCATATGATCCAAAAGTAAAAGCATGGATCTCTTTCCATGATTGGCATCCTGAATTAGCATTACCAAGCATTAATCATTTCTTTACTACAAAGACAATAACTGGTACTATACCACAATGTCCACCAGGATATAATTTTAATCCTGCTAATGGCTTATGTGAAATAGGTGTAAATGAAACAGTAAATGCAATTATAGATGTAGAAGAAGTTAATGCATCTGTATCAGGGGGACCACAAGATTGTTTACTAGATATAGTTATTGCAATGGATTGTTCAGGTAGTACAGGTACTCCTAATTATACACCTATGCAATTTGATTCTGCAGGAAATGTAATTCCAGGTACAGGTGTAATGAACAATACAGATAGAGCTACAGCACAAATGCGTTGGTTAGATGTATTTCTAAATAATCCAGCAATAGCTGATGAATTAGCAGCAGGAAATATGCAGATAGGTTTACAAGCTTGGGCAGCAGACGCAGCATGGTGGACAGATCCAGCTGGTGGATATACTAACCCAAGTATGGCAAGTGATTTGACTGGTGCTTTTGCATGTGGGTGGATGTCTACTGAAGGCTTTAACCTTACTAATGGTGGTGGAACAAATGCACAACAAGCTTTACAACCTAATAACCCTACAACTAGTACAACAGGTGGAGCTTTTACTTTACTAAATAATAAGGCTGATTCTGATTTAGGAGATAGATCAGGAAACCCATTTTTTAGACAAATAATGATTACTGTTACAGATGGTACAAATGGTACCCCAGCAAACAGTGGACAAATGGCAGTTCTTCAATCACCAAATGTTATATCAGGAGGAGGTCAAGCAACAAATACAGGAGCTTGGGCTCTTGCTAATTTAGGCAGTAATACTGCACAAGAACTTTATGGGGTATTTTGTAATATTGGTCCAGGTGCTCCTCCAAATGCAGGAATACTTAATAGTCTTTCTAACACTGTATATTCCGGTGGTCCTGGGCAAAATCAATTTGTTATGGATTCACAAAATCAAGCATCTTTAGATGCATCTGCTGCAGCTATTGCAGGAGCTGTGTGTCAAATACCTTATGTATGTGAATGTCCAGCGGGATATACACCAGTATATTTGAATGCTACATCATCAACATATACAGATGCTAGTGGAACATGTGATGACATAACACCTCCTATATGTAGAAAAGTAACTTGTTCTTGTCCACCTTCTACAGTAACAGGTGCTACAACAACAATAAGTGGAACATGTCCTGATAGTGCACCTGGTATATTTGATATAGGTGATCCAGGATATATTAATCCTGACCCAAGATTGTGTAATTATTTTTATTATGATAGCACACCTGCAAATTATAATGTAGGAGGGTTTTGGAGACACAATGTAAGATGTGATTCATTTGTTAATTTTTATAATGTAGATTATCCTTGGGAGATAGATTTAATTTCCAATACTGGTCAAGCTGTTAATACTGTCAGAAGTTTCCAATACCAATTAGAAACATATGTATATAAAGGAGATCCACAATACAACATGTGTGGTGGAGACAAATGGGAAGATTTAGATTATAATTTTGATGCATCTATTGTGTATAACAATGATCAAGTTTCAGGATTATTAGTTCTAACTCCTCAACCATTCAATAGGCCTTGGGCAAATTTAGATTACCCAATAATAACACCAAACAACATGGAGATTCTTGTATCTAAAGAAGAACATAAATTTAGATTTAATCAATTCTGGGATATTACTAATGATAGAGGAGAATTTACAAATGCAGAACAACCAATATTTAATACATCTTGTAACGGGTATGTAAGAACATTAAATGCAACTAACCTTAATTACAACAAACCTCAAACACAACGTAAGAAGTTTAGACATTATTCTAATCAAGTTATTCTTAGAAGAAATGTATCAGGTAATAGAAAGATGTTATTAAGATTATATAATACTAAGTTACAATTATCAATGAGATAAAATGGGAAAGAAAAAAAGCATAGGATTACCTGGAGGACCAAATGAGTTCTTACAAGATATAACACAGTATATATCTGTAGAAGGTTATAAACGTACTAGCTCTGATATAAACAATCCAGTTAATATTATTGAGTCAGGAAGTATAACAATGAAAGATGTAGATTTTCCTGTTTATGGTGTAGATAATCTTGGCAATGAACAAATGATGTTGCCTGAGAATGAATACCAATTTCCAGGTGATATGGTTGTAGAAATACCACAAGCTCAATTAGGAAAACTTGGTAAATTAGCTAAACCTTATGTAAAGAAAGGAATACAACTTATAAAAAATTATTTTGATGATGGTGTACGTGTTACTGATGACGTAGTTGAAGAAACTCCAAATGCAATGTCATTTTTTTCTGATACTCCTAAAAGATTAAATAGACCACCAGCTGAAGATTATATTTTTTACAGAAACACAAGTAATCCAGAAAGTATAATGAAACCTCTTGATTTTGCAAATCCTAGAGTGTATTCAAGTTGGAAAGCTCCTCAAAATTTAAGTTTTTTTACACCAAGTAATTCAGCATTTAGAGATTATGGTGCTCAAAAATGGGGAGCAAAAATTAGACCTAATAATCCTTTTATAGAAAATAAAGCAAGAACATATTCAATAGAAGATGTACAAAAAATGATAGATGATGGGCATGATGCTATTATAACTAATAATTATGGTAAGTCAGATATAAGAGATGCATATCAAATAATCCCTCTAGATAAAAGTATTATAAGTGAATTAAAAAGATATAAAGAATTAGGTGGTAGTTTACCAAAAGCACAAAAGGGCTTGGGTTGGTTAAGACCATATGCAAAGAAAGGAGTTAAGTATTTACAAGATCTTTTTCAAACTACGGATGCTGATGCAATATATAGAGGTGTATATTTAAATGATGAAATAAGAAACTTAGAAAAGTTTTTAGGTAAAACAGATGATGAGATTTTAGAGATTATGGGTACACAAATACCCGGCTCTACAGGTACTATTAGAAAAAGACAATGGAATCAAACTATGAATTTTGGTAGAGATTTTGATATGGCAGCAGATCATGTTAGAAAATTTACTAACCCAAATTCAATTTATACATTGGGTAATACAGATGATTTTATTAATGGTCAAAAGTATGTTTTAAAAGTAAAACCTAATCCTGGATTGCGTACTATATCTGCTGAACAGAATAAAAAGTTATATAAAGAAGTTTGGAACAATACTGGATCTAAAGATTTTAGTTATAAAACTTTTTATGACGCAGGAAATGCAAGAGCATTTGGGCCTGATCTTCCAATAAGAACAGAAGGTGTAAATGTATTTGATGGAAACTTTCCACAATTTATTGGTGAAGAAGGAGATGTAATGGGTAAACTTATAAAAGCTATTCCTATTAAACAAAAGGCTGGTGAGATAAGGCAATATAATCCACCAGGATTCTTTGAAAAAGCTGCTGATGTATTAGCTAATCCTTTGACATCATTTGGTTATAGTGTACGTAATCAAGATATTCCTGATAATGTAAATGTAGCTAATCCTAACAGAAATATTTATGATTCTATAATAGACATAGTTAATCCTTTTGCTTGGTATCAATATGCAGAAAATGCTGATAGAAATTTTGAAGAAGGAGAATATATAGATGGAACTTTTGATGCATTAGGTGCTATACCTGTTATACCTGCATGGTTAGCTAAAGGTAAAAATTTTAAAGGGCCAATTAAACAAGCAGTTAAAAAAGTAAAAGACGTAATAAAACCAGCTGATGATATGGTAGAAGTATTTACTACAGATGGTTCTAAGAAATTAATGAAAAAAGCAGATGCAATAAGATTAAATAGAATTGAAGATGCTAATGTAAATAATCAAACGTTTGTAAATTATGAGGATGGTAATTGGTTTAGTGATGAGATTACTCCATTTTATTTAAATGCAGCAAAAAATAGTTTAAAGCCAGGCTTGCTAAATCCTAAAGATCCTAAAAGATTATTTTCTGTATATCTTGATCCAGCAGATGCTAAAGCATTTAATGTATCTAAAGGAGTAGCAACTGAGCGTGCAGCAAATATGAGTGGTGGTATGGGTAATATGCCAATTAACACTGAATATGTGTTACCTCCTTCAATAGTTGGAAAAATGAGAGCTAATGAAGTGGGAAGAGGATATAATACTATGATAGGCAATTCAGAAAGTATTATGCAAAATCTAACTGACTTCTATAAAAGACTTGGAGGTAGTTTTCAAGATGGTGGCAGTTGGAGAGATATTGAAATAAATTTAGATGGTGTAAAAAAATCTGTAGCTCAAGCAGAAAGCTTAGGTGGTAAATTAATGAAAAATAAACAATCAACTGCTTCTGGGTTATATGGTCAAAGATTTTCTGAATTAGATAAGTTAGGTTTATATGACGGAACTAGAGATGAGTTTATAAAAGATTTAAAAGCTCAAGATGATATATTTACAAAAAGATTGTATGAAGGTTTTGTAGATGAGAATGGTCAAACAATTGTAACACCATTAGTAAAAGATGCATATGATCTTACTATAGAGTATAAAGACCAACTAGGAGATAACTGGGATTACTCATATGAAGATATTATTAACCTATCTAATTTTTTAGGTAGACAAGGAGCTAGAAAATACTTTGGAGAAGTAATTAGAGATGGTAAAGGTTTAGAGGAAGTTTACCCACATTTGTTTGGAGATCAAAGAACAAAAGGTAAAGATGGTAAACCTTTAGAAAATAAAACACCAGTACAATATTTAGAGACAAGTAGAAAGTTTTATAAAGCTGGTGGCTCATTACCAAAAGGTCAGAATGGTAATAGAGAAGTGAATGTAGTTCAACAAGATAATACTAGAGTAGCATTACCTAGGGCACCAAGGTTGCCTTTACAGACTTTACCTATTTTAGAAGATGATCCAAGAGACGCAACAGCTATATTTCAAAATCCTTTTGGAAACTATGAAGATTATGATCCTACAAACTTTATAGTACAACAAGATAACACTTATGTAGATTCAACTAAAAGAGGAATACCTAAATATGTTTTAGATGCAATTAGTGAAAATCCAAATTTAACTGAGGAACAAATAGAAAACATTTTATTGGCATCACAACAAGATCAAGACATAATGCAAGAATTATCAGTAGAATATCAAGATCCAGTATTAATAGCAGATTTTATTAAAAAATCTAATTACTATGCAGAAGGATGGAAAGATATGGCTGAAGCAGATGAATATCAAATACAAGATTTACAAAACATATTAGTAGCTAAAGGATATGATATAGGCAGAACAGGTGCAGATGGTATTTATGGCAATAGAACATATGCAGCTCATAGAGCAATGGTAGATGATAGTAACCTTGATCCTACTGCTATATCAAGATATTATAAAAAGTATTCTAAAGATACATATGATGAAGTAAAATCTATACAAGAAAGATTAATAAAAGAAGGATACATGAGCCCTACATTATTAAATGGGAGAGGTTCTAGTGTTGACGGTAAGTTTGGTGATCAAACTAGAGCTGCAATAGATGCATATAATACAGATAATTTTGATGAAGATATTAATACAACAGTATTTAATAATATTCCTAACAGATTAGATGAGCCAAGATGTGCTGCAGGTATGTGTACTATTCTAGAAAGAAATGATATTCTTACAGAAGCTATTGGTGTAAAATATAAAGATGCTTGGGATTTATATGAATCTATGGAAGGTGCAGAAAATAGTGAAAGAATATTTAATATATATGATGATGTAGCATTTAAAAATATAGATGAAAATACTCCAATTGAAGAACTTAAACTAATTACTAATAAAGTAAAAAAGAATAAGAAGAATCAAACTAAAGCTAGTGATTATCAAGTAGGTGATATAGTTGGTATATATTGGCAAGGTTCTAGTCATCATGCAGAAACATTAGGATCTAAAACGTTTAATACACATAGTGGTTTTGTATCAGATATAAATGAAGATGGTATACCTATTATAACACATAATGTAAACGGTAAGGTTATACAACAACCTTATAATGAATTAACTACTGCATGGATTAGAAGACCTAATGAAGATGTAGAAATAAAATCTACATATGAGGTAAGTGATGAAGATGTTAGTATAGACCCAATGGCTATTCCAAACTTAGAAAGAAAATGGGGAACACAATTGAGTCCTGAAAGAAAAGAAATAGTTAATAATATTTTAAAAAGAGCAACATATAATTCAACTAAAATACCTGAAATACTAAATTCATCTGTAGATCCTGAATGGTTAAAGACTGCAACCTTTGGTATTACTGGTGTTGAGTCAGGAGTTGGAGCACAAGCACCACGTACAGTTGATGAAGCAAGAGGAGAAAATTTTGGACTTCAAGGTATTGCATATGACTTAAAAGGTAGAGAAGATAGTTCAATTTCTTTAGGTATTGGAAAAACAAAATATGATGCATTAGATAATTTTGCCAGAGAATATTTTAATATTACTGGCCCAGAAGATTTATCTGATGATAATAAATCTGTTGATGCAATATCTTATATACTTACAAAGAACTATGAGTTATTTAAAGATTACGCTCAACAGTATCCTTCTTTAGGTTTAACAGAACAAGACATTAGGAACATGTCAATATTAGCATATAATCAAGGTAGTAATAGACTTATAAATACTGGTAGAGTAGATGATGACCGTACACCTGAAGAAGAAGTAGCAGCACTTAGAGATTTGTATGAAGGATCTATGGCAGATATAAGTTCTACAAAATATAAGTATTTAGGGCCGGTTGGAGATGTAGCATATTCACTAGCATTAAATACAGGTCTTGAACAACCAGGAGAAAAGTATATATCAAAAGTAAATAACTATATAGAGGATGTATTCCCTGTAAGTTATGCTTATTTAAATGAGAGTGATCCATTTCAAGTAACAACTATGGCAAGGGGTGGTGAATATGGAGTATTTAAAAATTATATAATGGGAGATTATGATGGAACTAATAGAGAAGTATTTGCAAAAAATTTACATGATAGGCTTAACAGAAAGCATTATAAGCAAGCTAAATCTGCTGGTATGTCTCCTGCTAATTATATCATGACTAAGATTATTGATAATTCTTAAACCATAAAGATTAGTGAATCTCCTTAATTATTTGTATATTAATAATATAATATGAGCAAAGTGAATTTAAACAAAAAAAGTGTAAAACAACAAGGTGGTGCAATGATGCAGCAGATGGTTCAACCTCAACAACAACAGGTGGATCCTGCTGTGCAAGAGATTCTTACATACTTTTCTACTTCACTTGAACAAGGAGGTAAGCCAGAAGAGATTGTTATGAGCCTAATGGAACAGCAAATAGATCAAGGAACTATTGCTGAAGCCTTAATGACAGGAGGTTATCAAGAAGAAGATATAACTGTGTTGTTTGAAAATGTAAGATTAATGAAACAACCTAAGCCTGCAACTGCAGCACAGGTTAATGCTAATCCACAAGAACTAGCTAGAAATGAAGAACTTGCACAAAATCAACAAGGTCCAGTAGCTACACAACCTATGGAAATGGCTAAGTCAGGAATTGAAATAGATCCAAAAAACAAAGGTAAGTTTACTAGATGGGCTAAAGCACGTGGTATGAGTGTTAAGGAAGCATATAACAAGGTTATGGCTAATACTGATGCTTACCCACCATCTGTAGTTAAGATGGCTAATTTTGCAAAGAATGCAGCTGGTTGGAAAAAAGAAGAAGGTGGTGAACAAGAAGAGTTCAAACCACACTTTATGTATAAAGGGGATAGAAAAATAAAAGCTAATGATGTAGCTACTCACTTAAGACTTAAAGATGCAGGTTATGGTCATGAACCACCAAAAGCTCAAAGTGGTTCTGAAATAGATATGCCACGTACTATGGCTTATGGGTCAAATGCATATCCTTCAATGGGATACATGCAAGGTGGTGGTGAAGAAGAAGTTGGATTAACAGAAGAACAGAAGAACCAACAAGATCAACTGATGCAGTTTTTTGATGCAGCAAACGTTACACTTACAAATCAAGATAATCAGTACATAGGAGGTAAGAAACCTGAGACATCAGATGAAGGAATTTTAACTACTAAAAATTATTTTAATCCTAATGCTTTTAAAACAGGAAACAATTTTAGTTTAGGTAAAGTAGCTAATGTATTAAATAATGCATATCAAGATATGTTTGCTGGTGATACAGATGGAGATGGTTTAAAAGATGGTTCATTCCGTGATTGGAAAAATAAAACTATTAATAATAAAATAAATAAAGAGCTTAATGCTAACTATAATGTTAAGTTAGATTTATCTGATGAAAATCAAGCAGCAATACAAGCATGGAAAAAACAATATGATATTGAGAATCCAGAAGTAGATGCATTAGGTAATCCAGTAGTACAGGAAAATGCAGGTGATGATCCAGATAGAAATAATACTATAGAAATTACTAATACACCAATTCAACAAGCAGAAGAAGATTTTAGTAATTGGTTTAATTCTAATATGGATGGTTTAAGTGATGCAGCAAAAGCTACATATGATGCCATAAGAGAAAAGATGAGAAGTGGAAATGATGATCAAGAAGTGATTGATGAACAAATAACTGTTCAAGCTTATGGATCAGAAATACCTAAAGCATTGTTTGGTTTTGGAAAAAGAGCTAAAAAAGCTAAACAAAAAATTAAAGATGACCCTATGTCATTTGCAAGATTAATGGCAGGAGATGTTACAGCTGCAACAGCTTTTATGCAACAAGGTGGTGATTTATATAAAGCACAATTTAGTGCACCAGAAACAGGAGCTCCTTTTGCAGATCCAATGGATAGTGATGTTGTTGCTGATGATGGCCCATTAAGTTTTCAAGAATGGGTACAACAAGATCCTGTTACTAGAGGCACAGCTGATGCACCACAACAATATCAAGCTTATGTTGATGGTTTTAATTCTGATGCTGCACCAGATGTTACTCCAGATGCTACTGAAGATGCAGGTGTAGGACCAGCACAACAACGTACTGCTGCAGATTTATATGGAGATATACAAGGACCAGAAGTTACTAAAGATTATGGTGGTCTGGATGGTTTTACAGATAGATTAATAAATAGTAATGTAGCAAGAGGATTTGGTAGTTTAAGTAATTTTGCATTTGAAGCAGCTGATTCAATAAATGACTGGTATGAAGATAAAAATATTAGAGATGCTAAAAATGAACTAAGAGGTAATTTAGTGGCAGATAATATCTATGGAACCAAAACAGATGCCTTTAATAAAAGAGGAACGTTTGATGTAAACTCTGGAATAATGGGTAGTGAAGGTGATAGAACTACAGGTTTATATTTAAGCAAAGAAGGTGGAGGAGTTAACAATCCTGGATTTAAAGCTTTACCTCCTGAAGCACAGCATAATATACTTAGTAATATGGCTTATGGAGGTGCTAAAGGTGCAGAAGCATATCTTGCAAATAGAGATAGAGTTATTAAAAGAGAAATGGCTAAAGCACAAGATGGCCAAGAAACAGGTAAGAATCATCCTTATTATGAAGAGTACTTAGAAGAGTTTAAAAGTAAAGGTGTTGGAAACAAACGTGCACTTAAGATCTTAGAAGAAATGAATATAACTCCAAGAGATACAGCTTTTGTTAATCAATCAAATAACAAAATGGGAGCTAGAATGATGAACAACGCAGATGTAGTTACATTTATTGCTGATGATTTATATAATGATGGTTCAGGTAATTATAGTGGGATAGTTAATATGAAAAATAAAATGCCATACTTTTCTACTCCCCCAGCTAGTAATGGTCAGAGCTATGACTTTTTAAGAAATTTTTACAAAGGTAAAGGAGATAATGTTGTAGAGGTACTTAAATCTAAACAACCAAATAATGATGCAAGTTTAATGGAATTATTTGGTTTAAAACAACAAGGAGGAGAAATGACAGTTAATGTTGATTCAACAATGTTAGCTAAACTAATTGCAGCGGGAGCTGATATTGAATTATTATAACTATGGCAAGAATTAAGATAAATAAATTACCAAAGGGTTTTGAATTAGTTGACGGCAAAGTTCAAGAAGTTCAGGCTATGCAAGATGGTGGCATGATAACCGGTGATCAAGCTGATTATGGTTTGGTTACAACTCCACAACAATATTACGGAAACACAAACTTTAATAACACTAAAGATGAAAATGTAAGATATAGTCTTTCAAGTGTACCTAGAGAAAATGCTAATGTAGAAGCAGAAGGTGGAGAAACTGTATTAACAGATTTAAATAATGATGGGACATTTGGTCTTTATGATATTACGGGTCCTAGACATAGTAAAGGAGGAGTACCAATGTTTTTACCAGAACAATCATTTATCTATTCAGATACACCAAAATTAAAGTTTGGTAAAGAAGAAATGGCTGAATTAGATATAGCAGGAGATAGAAAGACACCTGCTAAATTGTCTAAAAGATTTGGATTAAATGATTATTATGGTGAATTAGATTCACAGTATGCAGATAATATATCTTCATTAAGTGCAGAGCTCATGTTAAAGAAAAACATGAATGATTTATCTAAGTTAGCTTATATGCAAGAATCTAAAAAGAATTTTTCTGATGGTGTTCCATTAGCAGCACATCCTTATTTAATTTCTATAGGTGAAGATCCTATACAATTTACATCACAAGTAGAACAGATTACAGAACAACAAGCACAACGTGAAGCTATAGCAGCATTGCCGCCAGAACAACAACAGCAACTAATGATGTTGCAACAGTTTATGGCACAAGCTCAAGAACAACCACAACAAGCACCACAACAAGCTCCAGCACCAGGATCATTTGAACAAATGGAATTAGCTGATGCAAACAATGCTATGATGGCAACTGCAAAATATGGAGGTAACTTACCAAACTATCAAAAGGCTGGTGAAAAAGCATCTGATTTTGCAAAAGGAAAAGGTCAACAATGGCCTGAAAATGCACAAGATCCTACGTGGGATGGTAAGGAATGGGTATTTGAAGATGGCAGAACGTTAAGTATGATGGAAGCTTTAAGAATGGCAAACAAAGTTAATAACGGAGGAGACATTCCAGAAGAGTATAGAGTAGGATATGAAGCACCAAGCAACTCAGAAGAAACAGTAACAGTAACTGATGAGATGGTTAACAATGGAACTGTAACAGATGTAAATGAAGATCTTAAAGAAGATGTAAACTTAAACTCAGGTAAATTATCTGAAGCTAAAAATCCATATAAAGAAGGTACAGATAACTATAATAAACTTGAGCAATATAGAAAAGATGGATATGAACTAACTGTAGTTGAAGTAAATGGTAAAAAACAAATTAGAGCGTATAAACCTTTCCAATCAAGATTTAAAGATGCAGAAAAAGTAGTTGTGCAAGATATTGAAGGAGTTGGTACAGGTGAGACATCTGTTATATCAGCAGATAACCAAGCACAAGGTGAAGTACTAGAAAACTCTCCTATTGGATCATATAGACCTGGGATTTATTCAGGTGGTAATAGACCTACAAAACAAGGTACTATATATAGCAATCAAGTAGTTGATGGCACATATGATCCTAGTATAGCAGCAGATCCATCTTCAGGTATATATGCATATGGTAGTTCACAGCTTAAGTCTGAAGAAGGGAAAGCAGACTTTATGAATAGATGGGGAGATGTTACTGAACAGATTGAAGGTTTTGATTATAGCAAACCTGCAAATGACCCACAATGGAAAGAGTTCCAGGTATTAGCAGAAGAAACTAGAAAGAAAGAAGCTGAACAGTTAGGTATACCATATGTACCACATTTTAAGAAACCAGGAGATGAAGGTTATGTACAAGGAGAAGGATATGATGGAGCATTAGGATTTCATACTTTTAACACACCTAGGTTAGATGTAGACTTTACATCACAAGATGAACAGTTTATGGATCTTCCTGAAGAACCAAAAGAAGAGTTGGAGATAACTATTCCGGAAGAACAACCAGCAAAAGCAGAATGGTGGAAACAAGATGAGAATAACCTAAATACATTAATGGGTATTGAAGATGAGTTATTTTTACCTTGGGCACCTACTTTAGAAGAGCAAAAGGTTGATTATGTATTAGATGATTACACAGGAAGAGTTAATGCTAACAATGCATCATTAGCTACTATGGCTGATTCATTAGCATCATATGGACCACAAGCTTTAGCAGGGAGCAATGTATTTGGAAAAACAATGGATCAAAATGCTAAAGCTATTAATCAAGTCAATACTAATAATGTTAGGACTATGAATCAAGTAGCTACATTACAACCTCAATTAGATTTACAAGTTGATGTTAGAAATGCAGCTAAAGATACTAAACTATACGATGATACTATAACAAGTTTGCAAAATGCACAAAACTTTTCTAATTGGAAAACAGCAAAAGCAAATGAATTATATAATGCAGGTATTACTAATGCCGCTAACACAGCAAATTTAAATGATTTATACAGTTATTATGATATAAATCCACAAAGAGCTGGTAGAGTAGAGTGGGGAGATAATGGTAGACAGTTATATAAAGATTCACAAAAACCTAAAATAGATGATTTTAAAGATTTTTATACAGACCTAAAAGCAGATTTTCCTGATCAAGAACTTGATATGACAGAAGCTCTTAAAGTTTGGGGTAGTCTTGGTGCAGGTCAAACATTAAATTCTGATTTGACTGTTGGAAGAAATGAAGCAATGACAAATGGTTTACCAGGTTATCCAGGTTCTAATGTGCAAATAACACGTAAGAAAGGTGGAGGACTAAAGAAATATGCAGTACCATTTTACAGTGGAAAGATGGGTGTATAAACTTAAAGAGTTTATTTAATACTCTTTGTAAACTTATTAAATTATATTAATTTTGAATTATGGCAACATACATTAAAGGAGCAGATACTTACTTACCAGATATTAAACCGTTTACACCGGATTATAAATTCTTGTCTGCAGTTTTAGAAACAAGAACTGATAAGTATGATGCCAATTTTAAAGCAACTAATGATCTATACAACAAGGTAGTATATGCTGACTTATCTAGAGAAGATAACAAAACAAAGAGAGATCAATATGCAGAAACTATAGCACCAGCTATTGAAAAAATTTCTGGTATGGATTTGTCATTACAACAAAATGCAGATAATGCTAGAAGTGTTTTTGCACCTTTTTATGAGGATGATTTAATTGTAAAAGACATAGTATATACATCTGCATATAGAAAAGAAATGGCACATGCACAACGGTTACTAGATCAAGGAACTGAAGTTGCTGCTGATAGATATTCTGAGCGTGGTAAAAGAAGCTTGCAATATCAATTAGATGATTTTATAAATGCTGATGCAAGTAAAGCATTAAATATGAAATTGCCTAATTATGTGCAGAATGTTAACCTATATAAAATGTCTGAAAAGATATTAGGTGAAATGGACCCTCCATTAAAAATGAAAATGGATCAGTTTAGTGAAGATGGCAATTACATTATTACTAATCAAAATGGTTCACTTGTTACTGGTGCTGCATTACAAATATTACAGCAGACTTTAATGAAAGATCCAAGAGTACAAGCAGCTTATGCAGATGATGCGTTTGTAGCTAGTAGAGATTTTGCAGCTAATGGTATGCAAGCAGGAGCTTTTCAAACAGTAGAAGAAGGACAAAACGCATGGGCTGCTGAAACCATTAATAGAATTAATCAAAGAAATGATCTGGCTATACAAGCAGGGTTAGAAGATCAAGCAAAACAAATTAATGTAAATGCTAATTGGGAAAACTACCAAAAACAAAATGGTATAATTCCAGGTTCTGATATGTCACAAGCATTAGAGGAAAACATGTCTGTTGCTGAGGCAACTCAAGCAGCATTGGATGCACGTATGAATATTAAAAGAGAAGGGCAATTACCTACTAACAGTGTAGATGGCAATTTAAACAAAGCATATAGAATGCTTATGGGTGCCAATATTGAAACTGATTTAGTAAATGCTGCTATATCTTATGGTGCAAGAGATCAAGAGCACACTATCAGAGTCAATGAAAGAAAGATGATGGATGATAGGTTTAGATATGACATGGCTAAGATTAGAGCTAATGCAGAAAATGATATGAACTTAGCAAAGTATAAAGCTGATAGAGAAGAAGATTTAGCAGCTAAGAAAGGTGAGCTTATAGGAAGTCAAGGTAATCCATTAGGAAATGCACTTACAGATACTAGAGTAAACTTTGGTGATGGTACTACTATTACTGGAGCAGTTGATGATGATGGTCAGTTAGATCCAAATACTGATTTAATTCAGAGAACTAATGAACAATTCCTAAAAGAAGATGGTAAAATATTTAATGATCAGTTAGAAGATAGTTTAGCTATGATGCAGCTATTAAATCCAACAGGAGATAATGCTAGCCAAGATCAAACATATGGTGTTACTTTATCTGATGGTTCAGAATATAGAGGTACTATAGAAGAGATAAGAAAAAAGCTAAGTACTTCAGCTGAAATAGATCCTGAAGATGAAAATGCCTTACCAGTATATGATCAAAGAGTGGCAGTAGAAAATCTATTTGGCCAGTTATCTACAGAGTTTAAAGATACTAGACAAAGAACTCTAGATGATCCATCATTAACAATGGGTACAGATAAAAGAAATCAATATGATGCATTATATAATAAGGTTTGGGGTCTTAATGGTACAATAAATAAAAGAGATGGGTTAGATCAATTTATGACTACTGCTTTAGATAATCATAAAGCGGCATATGATTTATCTGCTGCTGCAGTATTAAAAGAGGATGATGGAGATAATATATATGCTCAAATGGATGAAGCAGGATTCCCTCCTATAATGAATGATAATGGTACTCTAATGTCCTATGAAGAGTATGAAGAATTAGTACTTAAAGGAGTTAAAGAAGGTAATATAACCAACCCTAATTTAGACTGGAAATGGGATACAGGTACTAACAATGAAGACTACATGATTCCTGCTTATGAAATGGTAAGAGAATATGATCCTATTTATGGAAACTATGTAGAGAGAGCTAAACCAATATATAATAAGGATGGTTCTAGAGCAAGGATGATTGATGAAAGAGCAGTTAAAGATGAAGCTCAAAGATTTTATCAGAAAAACAGAGATGTATTAAACATGACTTTAACTTCAGGTAAAGTTGCTAGTGGAGATTTATATTCTACGGCTTATGGACGTAGTGATGCAAAAGGGGTGGATGTTGTTATGGCACCTACTTATGAGTATACTTTAGATCCACTATCTCCAAATCCTCAAGCAGAAGCAGAAATGGTTCAGCTAATAAACCAATTAAATACATTAGACAATGCTGGTACAGGATATGGTATTATACAAGGAGATATAGATGCAGCAAACTTCTTTGGTTATGATGATGTACAAAGTATGATGCAACAAGATGCAACAGCTATAAAAGCATGGAACTTATATAAACAAGATTTAAATACATGGTATAACAATCCTAAGAGATCAAATACTGCTAAAATAGCTCCTAGAGCTACTATACAGTATATGCCATCATATGGTAAGTCAGATGATCCTACTAAAACCAATGCAGGATATAGAGTAATATTTAATCCTGAGTGGTTAGCAAGTAAGAAACAAGGAAGTAATACTGCAAGTGGAACTGGCTCAGAATTTGGTGCATTAACTACTGATGAAATAAACAGTTTAACTGGAGCTAGCTCAGTAGAAGATGGTGTTCAAGGAACTGCAGGTATTAGTTTTATTATACCACAAGAGTTTGATGGTAACACTAAGAGTATAGATAACTTATATTATTCAAATGTAGAAACAGCTATACTTGCTGGTAATAATGGATATGCAGAGTTTGAGATGCCTGAAGGATTATCACCAACTGGAACTTACAGAGTAATTAAAACAGGTACAAATCAATATAATCTACATTATTCTATTAATACATATGTGCCGGGTGGTACTTACACAACTAGAACAGAGACACAACCTATTAATATGCAAAATGGATTAAGAGGACTTGATATACATATAGCTAATTTTGATAAATTTTTAAGAAATAAAAGAGAAGAAAATAGATTGGCTAGGGAAAAAGATAATGCTGAAAACGGACAAAGATAAAAATAGATGGAGAACCAAAATGACAAGAGCTTTCAGAATGACTCTCTAGCTACTACTATACAAGAAACACAAAGACCTTATTCTAGTGTAGTTAATCCAGCAGATGAGAGATTTATTCCTGTTACAGAAATGTTTGATAATGCTTATACGCAGATAGCAGATATAAATGCTGTTGATCCAAGCATTATATCAGGTGTTAATAGATTTAAGAATGAGTTAGATCAGTATGGTATACCTGCTTTAGCTAACTTAGGTGTAGCACGTCCATCTTTAGCTACTGGTACTTTTGATCCTGTTGCTCAACAAAACCCACCTGATAATGATTTTAGTAAGATTCAAAGAATTTTAAATGATAATGTTTCTGCTGGACCTTCTAATGATATAGAAGCACCACGATTTGTCAATATGAGAAGTGCTCAGTTTGACAGATACTTTAATCATTCAAGTTTTAATGATTTAGGTTTTGCACCTTACAGTAATATGGAAGAGTATTACAATGTAAATAGTGATGTGTATGATGACATGTCTAGAATGTGGGGTCAATGGACTAGTTTGGCTGGCTCAGGATTTAGTAGTGTATATAGATCTATAGGAGATTTATTTGATGGTGATGATTATTTTTATCAACCTGATACAACTACTGCATTAGAGTTTGAGGATGCAATGAGAATTGGTAACTCCTCTAGAGATGGGGGTATGGCTTGGACTAACAACCTATTACTAAACTCTGCATATACAATGGGTATTATAGGTTCTATTGCTGTAGAAGAGTTAGCACTATTTGCTGCTGCAGGAGTACAAGGTTTTTTAAATCCTGCTTCAGATGCAGTGTTATTAGCCAGAACTGGAGCAAACCTAAAAAGACTAGCAGTTGAAGGAGCAAGAGTATTTAATGTGTTTAGAGGTATGGAAGCCGGTAGAGACATTTATAGAACTTTAAAGAGTGCTGACGCAGCAAAAGATTTTTGGTCTGCTGCTAAAACTGGTGGTCAAGTTTTAGGAAATGCATTTGCACCTAATACGTTATATGCACTTAAGAATTTTAAGACTGCTCAAAATGCAGCACAGAATGGTATTAACATAGCCAAAGCAGCAAATACATTTGGTGGTTTTTATAGAGATGTAAGAGCAGTTAATCTAGCATTAGCAGAGAGCAAGCTTGAAGGGGGTATGGTTTATAATAACATTGTAAGAGAAGGTATAGACATATATGAAGCTAAATCAGGAAGAGCTGTTACTCCTGAAGAAATGGCTAAGATTACTTCTAAAGCAAGTAAAGCAGCCTTTTATACTACAATGGCTAATGCTCCTATTATATATGCCAGTAACTGGTTTGTATTAGGAAATGCAATGGGAGGGTTTAATAGAACTTTAGGTAGAGTTTTTAATGATGCATTTGAAACAGGCTTTAAAACTGTAGTAAAGACTGGAGCAACAAGAGGTGCGGGTGGTAAATTAATGAAAGATGTCTTTGAAGACGTAGGTTCTAATTTAGCAGGTACTATTAAAAAAGTTAGAGCTGCAGGATGGAAAGGTTTAGCTGGAAAAGGTGGAGCTGCTATGTTAAGATATAGTGCTTCTAATTTTGCAGAAGGTATACAAGAAGTATCACAAGAAGCTGTAGCAGCAGCAACTGAAGGATACTTTACAGAGGTTATGAAGGATCCATTGGCTGGTGGTATACAATTAAGGAATGCTTCTATTGCTTCAGGAATGGGATCACAGTTATCTTCAGAAGGGTTTAGTGTATTTATGTCTGGTTTCTTAATGGGTGGTGTTGTACAAGGACCACAAAAATTATTTTTCCAAGGAGTTCCTTCTATCTATAAGTATGGTTTAAATGAAGCAGCTTCTGGTTTAGGTTTTGATAAAGGAAGTTTTGGTACTAAAAAACAAACTGAAGCTTGGCAAGAATACAAAACCCAAAGAGATGACTTTATTAAAACTGTTGTAGATACACACAACACTGCATGGAATAATCAAATAGATGATCCTAACTCATTGTTTGATGAGAATCAATTTAATTTTATGATGCAGAAGCAGCTTTCTGCAGAGATGAAAGCAGCTGTTAATAATAATGACATGTTTGGTTTTAAGGATGCTCAAGATGCAGCCAAGTTCCAACAAATGTATACTATATTTAGTAATGGTACTTCACAAGTTTTTAGAAGTCAGCTTACTGATATGATGACGCTAAGTGATGAAGAGTTATATGAAGCTTATAAAGATGCAGCAGGAGTAAGCCCTCAAGATATAAAGAACGGAAAGATTAGAGAACGTTTAGGTAAGATGGTAGAAGCCATTGACAAACAAGAAAAAAGCTATAGAGCTAACAAAGCTAAATTTCCTAACCCATTTGACTCAACCAAGTTCAAAAAGAATACTAATGAATATGTACAAGAAGTATTAAAAGAAAATGCTTGGAATCATGCTAGGTTTATATATATGTTTACTCAGGATGGTTTTGAAAAAGCTTTAGAAAGATCTAATGCTATATATAGTAAGTTAGAAAATGAGCCTATTTTTGAAAAGATGGCTGCTAAAGATCTTACTGTACTTCTTAATATGGAAAGTATAGATAAGGAATTAGAAATGCTTAAGGCTGAAATGAAAGTTTTTGCTGATTCAGAACAAAAATCAAGAACAAAAGATATAGCTGATAAAGAAGAACGTATTAGTAGATTACAAGCTATTAAAGATATTCTTCAAGATCCTAAATATGCTACTAATCCTAAAGGAAAAAGAAAAGGTCAGTTTGATAGAAGAAACATCAAAAAATTAAGACCTGCATTTAAAGCTTATGTACAGTACTTAGCAAGAACTCAAGACTCTTTTGTTAGTGAAGATAATATTGATAAGGCTTTAATAGATATAGTGGATCATATTGCTTTAAGAGGAAGAGCAAGAGTGTATGATAAGACTATTGAATATTTAGGAAACCCAGATAGATTTACTGAAATAGTTGATAGACAATATGCATTTGAAAAGCAATATTATGCAAGAATAAAAGAAAATTTTGAAGAAGTAGTAGAAAAGTATGTGGGTATAATTGAAGCAAATGAGCTTATAAATCAACTAACATCTATTTCTCCTTCTGTGTTTGCTGATCCACTTGAAACAGCAATGTTCTTAAAGACTGGAGATAGTAAACATTTAAAAACTTTTTACACTGCAGATGGACCGGTTACTATGCTTAATGCAGACGGTGCTATGGAAGTACTTAATAAAAAAGTATATGAGCAAATAAAGAGTAAGCTTATTAATTATAATGGAATTAAAGAGCAAGATACTACTGAGCAAACTCAACCAAAAGAAAAGACAGAAGATCAAGTTGTAAATGAAGCAGCAGCAGACGTAGAAGATACTCTTAATAATATGGGTATAGAAGTGGAATTACCACAGACTAATAATACTCCCATGCTTAATGCTTTACTAGAAAGAAAATATAGAAAGTATGCTGCAAGTGCTGCTATAATGGGTGACCCAGTATTATCTTTTGAGAAATGGAGAAACACAGAAGAAGGAATTAATTTGCAGAATGGTTTTAATGCAGTTAAGAAAATCTGGGCTGCTGGTGGAATGACCAATAATCCTGATACTCAACAACCAGAGTATGTGAGTCCTTTAAGTAGGGAGCAAATACTATCAGAAAATGGATTTCAAGAATGGTCACAAAGCAGAGAAACAATAGAAAGTCCTGATGTAAAAAGAGTATTAGATCAATTAAATCTTACGCTAGCTGATATATTTATACAGCCGGATGCAGTAGGTGATGAAGGATCTGCAGTATTAGGTGACCAAAAGAAAAAAGTAAAATTAAAAGGATCAACAGCTGCTATTATTCAAATTGATACAGTAGATATAAATACAGGAGAAGCAGTTACATATTATAAGGTTACTGACTTGCAAGGAAACAATCTTTCTAAACAGTTGTTAGACTTTTTAACAGCAAAAAACAAGACTCACAGTTTTGGATCTTTTAGAACATTAGGTGCTGCTAAAGATGCATTTAAGATTATAGAAGCTACTGCACCAGACACAACAGTTTTTCCTTTTGATAATGTAGAAGGTTTGAGTCAAGGGATGATAGTTTATAAAGACAATGAACCATATATCATTTTAAGTAATCCTGGTGAGGCAGCAAGAGGATATTTAAAAGTTATACCGGCTGCATTAAATACACCAAACAAAAAAGAATTAAAGAGCAATACTATTACTTTAAAAGAAGGAGAGTTTAAAGGTGTATATGCTCCACAAAAATTAGACACTACAAGATTAAATGCTAATGTAGCAAGGATAGATGTTAATGAACCTGTAACACCATATAAAGCAGTTAATGAAGGAGAAGGTTCTGGATCAAATGGAACTGCAGAAGCAAGATACAATGTTATTATATCAGCATTATCAAAAGATGATTTAGCAAACTTAGAGTACGTTATCACTGTACCTGAGAATAGTGGAGAAGTAAGTACTAGACAATTTAGTATGGTAGGTAAAGATGGTCAAACATATTTGTCACCTAACCCACTTATAAGACTTGCAACAAGTAAGTATCAAATAGGGATAAGAGTTAAAGATCCAGCTGCACAAGAAAAAATATATCAAGCATTAACAAAAGCTAATCTAGCTCCTAACACTAATCCAGGAGGTTTTTTTGCATTCTTAAATAATCAGTATGTTGTAATGGAAGACATGCAGGGTAACCCTGTAGATCCACGTAGTATGACTGAAGAGCAAATGCTTAATACTATATATCCAGGCGGTGTACAAAACATGTCTAATAAAGAGTTGTTAGATCTAGTTCATAATAACTTTGCATTAAATGCTTTAATAGTAAATGAATTAGACTCATTAAACTTGACAGTTGAAAGTGAGCCATATGTATTTGAAAAAGGCTTTGGTAAGTTTGGACTTAAAGTACAAGGTGGTAGAGTAGCTTATCCAAAAGGAGCACAAGCTGCAAGAAGTGTAAATGATTTAATGTTTACTGACTCAGATTTAAATGGTGGTGTTCTTATATATGATATGAAGTATGATGAGAACACTGGAAAAAGAACTGTTCAAACTGTAACTAATTTAGAAGGTGATGCACAAGCTAGATTAAGAGCAGATGTAAAACAGGGCCTTTTAGAGCAAGGGTTATACAATCAAATGTTAAATGGTACTGATAGATATTATGTAATTATCAAACTACCTAATGGTACTTATGCACCTGTAAATGTTAAATCTAATAGACTTACTACTCTTGAGATAAGTGAATTATATAATGAGGTTATTGAGAGAGCTCAATTAACTTTAAAAGATAATGCTAAAGGAGAAGATGTTTTATTTAATGATAAATGGAATGAAGACTTAGGCAATAGATTATTTATAAGTAATAAGCCAGGTTATATTATTGACTTAGAGGTAAGCCCTTATGGTAAACCACAGTTTGTACTAAAAAAGAAATTAGGCAAAGATAATATTGAAGAGATTGCTAGAGTTGAGTTAGATAAAGATAAAGTAAGAGATAAAGAGTTATCTTCAGATCAAAAGATTCAGTCTCTTATTAATGACTTTAATAATGATGAAGCGGTAAGAGGAGAAGCAGTAAAAATTTCAGCAGGTAATTTAAGACAATCATTTGCAGATGGTGCACCAGTAGAAGAAATACTAGCAAAAACCAGCACTTCTGTTTTACCTAAAGTTATTGAACAACAAAAATTAAGAGTAACTGCTGATGCGGTAGCTATAGAAGCTTCAAAACAAATTGCTTTTATTAATCCTACAAAACCAGAAGATGTTAAACCTCAACCAAATCCTACTAATGAAGAACTAGGAGATGCAGGTTTAGAAGGGTTAACAGATGAGGAGTTTGAAGAATTAGTATCTGAAGATTTTGAAAGTGTTAATAATGAATTTTTACAACCTGTAGTTAACAAACTACTAAGAGGCATAGATTTAAATACTAGAGAGGAAGCTGTGTTTAAAGCTTTAGAGTCTAAGATAGAGCTATTAGTTTTAAATCAAGGAGGTAGAAATAGTTTGGCAGAAGCAACAGAAGTTGTAGAGAGTCCTTTACAAAGAGCTAAAGATGAATTAGATCTATATAAA